TTAGCTGAGGACCACGTAGGGGTGCCCGTCGTTCGGCTGAAGCTCGACGTTCTCGATGTCGACCTCATCGTCGCCGTAGCAGCAACACGAGTTCCACCGCATGACCTCGAAGTCGGTCTTGTGTTGAGCCCGCAGCGTCGATAGCTGACGGATCAGATCTCCGATCTTCACTCGACGCCCTCCACGAGCTTGTACGCCTCGGTGAGCTTCTCGAAGATCTGCTCGAACGACTCCTTGACGAGATACCCGGCCACCTCGGTGCTGCCGTCGGGCAGCTCGTAGACGGACGTGATCTCCCGGTGCTCGATGTAGAGCTTGCCCTCCCCATCCGGGGGTGTGAGGGTGAGGAACACCATCTGCTGCATCATTAAGCTCCTTGCTTCATTTCGGTCGCCTTAAGCCGAGGGCTTCACTGGCCCGTCGGCGCTTCGGTTTGGCTGCCAGGACAGGCAGGATCTCGTAGCAGTCGAATGACACCCGGACCTTCTGTCGCTCGTCCGGATAGCGGCTGTACGCGTCGAGCTGAGGCGGGGTCGCCAGTGCGAACCGCTGGCCAGACAACTCGACCGTGTAGTCGTCGTAGACGGCCAGGATCGGCTTCCGTGGGGCCGGGATGGACCCGTCAATGAACGGGTCGTGGGACTCCCACATCAGAGCCCTCTCAGCGCGTCCCACACGCGCCGCCAGTACGGCTTGCTGCGGTAGTGCGCGTAGTCGGTGATCATCCGAGCCAGATCAGCTCCGGACTCCCAGCCCCACCGCATACCGGTGGGTGGCAAGTCGACCTCGACCGTGAGCCGGTTGCTGTCGAACGTGCTGTCCAGCCGCCAGGAGGTCAGCTCAGCCTTCAGCTTGGCCTTCTTCACAGCGTCTCTCCCAACTCCTGCAGGCGCGTGCCTGCTCGGTCCAGCATCTCGGTGAGCTTCATGTTGTCTCGCAGGGCGTCGGCGAGAAGCACCTGCGCGTCGTCGTTGGCCTCGTCCTTTCGGACGGCCTCGTCGGTAGCGTCGTGCAGTCGACGGGTCAGGTCCGGGAGAGCCCCGTGCAGGCCGCAGATGAAGTCTGCGTCAGGCTCCGTGAGCCCTCGTGCGATGACGATCTCCGAATCGGTCTCTTGCACAACGGCTTTGATCCCGAACGTGAAGTCCTCGTCCTCGAACGGCATCCAGTACGAGCAGTTGGCCCAGGTCGTCTTCGACCACTGTTGGTACAGAATGTCGAAGAAATCGCGGTCCTGTGCCTCCAGGTCTGCGTTCAATTCAGTTCTCCCATAAGATGTTTGATCCAACCAAGCTCAACCCAGTAGTCGAGTTTGATGACGGCCTCGAGCGTCTTCCACTTCGAGTTGTGGGCTGTCAGCCACGCGCTCTCTTGGACTACGACCCACGGCGCTTCCTGATCGATCCCGAGGAACGTCGCACTCTCCACGAAGAACTCGATCGTCAGCCGGTGCAGGTCGTCCCGGCCCCCGTACCGGAAATGGACGCCGCCCTCGGCGATGTGCCAGGGCAGCTCCTGTCCGTCGAAGAACACAGCTCGGTCGGTCACCAGAGCGTGCGGCAGTGCGTGCTCCGTCAACGAGGCCCCTCGATGGCGAGCTGCGCCCGGATCACATACGCCTCGGTACGGACCAGATCCGCGTCGTGCATCATGTCGTACCGGTGCAACTGCTTGACCGTGTGATGGAACGGGACGATGACCTGCGGGTCGCGCTCAGCAGACTTGGTGAAGCCGCGCATGGCTTCTCGCAGCACGAACTCGAGCCCGAACGTGTCGACCAGTCGACCGTCGAACTGCTGCATCACAGCGAACTTCTGGCCCAGCGTCACGGCAGTAACCAACCTTCCAACCCGAGATCCTTTGCGCTAACCCACAACACGCGACCTCCGTACAACACAACGGTGGTGGCGTAGATCAGCTCTGCCAGATCGATCGGGACCTGAGTGCCCGACTCGATGAGCGTGCGACCGGCGCGAGCGCCCTCAAACTGGCTGCTGCCCTTGTCAACTCCGTATGCGACGTAGTCCACCAGCCCGAGAGACTCGGCCAGACCCTCGGCCTGATCTTTGGTGCTGGCGAAGACTGCGGTCCACGTAGGGGCCGTCACGGCTGGCCTACGTACGGCATCAGGTCAGCGACGAACCGCAGGAACCGCAGCTCCTTGGGAGCGCCCTGAGGCTTCATCGCGTTGGGGATCTCGAACACCTCGATGGCCGACTCACCGCTCAGCGGGTTCGGCATGATCGTCCCGAGCTTGTTCAGCTCGTAGATCGCCCGACCCATCAGGTCGTCGTTCAGACCGTCCGGTGCCGGGAGTGATACGGCGGCTTTCATTGGTATGCCTGCTTTCTGGGCTGCCAGCATGCAGCCCCTTGTTCCTCTGGACTCCCCCAGCGGGAAGGGGAGGCATAGGTCCGCTCCGAGCGAGACCATGTGGTTGTTTCTGATGTGGCCTGCGGCCTTGCCGTACTGGTCCCAGTCGGCTGGGTGCCACTCCTCTGTCACGTCCGGATCGACCAGGTGCATGATCCGAGCCCACAGTCCCGCAATGGAATCCGCTCCGCGAGCGTCTCCGTGGACTACGACGAAAGGCCCCGGAGGGGCGTTGTGATACGCCCAATCCAGGGTTTCGAATATCCGTCTACGGTCTGCCCATGTCCTCGATCCTGTGATCAGTACGCGGGTGGTCACGCCACCAGCAGGTACGGGTCCGTGATGTTCGGGCGTTCCTCGTCCGAGACGTAGAGTGATCCCCAGGCGCGGCCTCCGACCTCCGGGTCGGTGCCGATGATCACCGGGCCGATCTCGTCCTTCATCAGCTCGGCGATGCGCTGAGCGCCCCACGCCGCCTTGTCAGCGGGCAGTGAGGCCACGATCTCGTCGTGGATGGGTAGACGGAGGTACGGGGTGAATCCGGCCTCGTGGAGGCGAATCAGAGCCCGGCAGGTCACGTCACGCGACGACGACTGCACCATGTAGTTCAGAGCTGAGTAGCTCCGAGACTTGTCCACCGGCAGCCGCCGGCCCATCGCGTTGGTGATGTAGCCGTCCCGAGCCGCGTCCATCCCCAGCTTCTTGCCGTAGCGAGCCACTCCTGGGTACGTCCTCGCGAACGCCTCCAGAACCCGCTTGGCCGTTGGGAAGTCGATCCCAGCCTGCTCGGCCAGGGCCGCTGGCCCGCCGCCGTAGACCGTGAGGAAGTTGGCCATCTTGCCGACCTTGCGGCCCACCTTGGCCGCGTCTGCGGTCATCTGGTGGAGATCAGCCCCGGTACGGAACGCCTCGATCATCGTCTTGTCCCCGGAGAGCGCCGCGAGCACGCGAAGCTCCTGGGTCTGGTAGTCGATGGACGACATGACGTGTCCGGGCTCCGAGATGAAGCACCGACGCACCTTCCAGTCCCCGGCAGGCAGCGTCTGCGCCGGGATACCGGTGATCGACATGCGCGAGGTCCGCGCCGCGTACGGGTTGGTGAACGGGTGGCAGCGGTCCTGATCGTCCCGGCTGTCGAGGAACTTCTTCACCCAGGTGTTACGCCACTTCCCGAGCTTCTTCGACTGCTGGATGATCGCGGCCAGCTCCCCGACCTCACCGCCCTGCTTGATCAGCGTCTCGAACAGCTCATCGTTGACCTGCTTCTTGCCACTGTCGGTGCGGCCCTTGATCTTGTAGCCGAGATCCTCGATGGCAGAGGCGAACTGGTCGTTCGACATCTTGTCGATGCCGTACTCGGTCAGCAGGATCGAGTCCCAGACCTCCTTCTCGGCCAGCCACTGGTCGCCCAGCTCCTGGGAGTACTCGACGTCGAGGAGGAACCCCTTGCGGTCGATGTAGCTGCAGATCTCGGAGATCTTGTGCTCGTAGGGAACGAGCTTCCGGGACACGTCCGGGACCAGCTTGGTCAGCTTGCTGCACAGCCGAGCCGTGAAGATTGTGTCCATCCCGGCGTACGTCAGGTACTCCGGGTGCCACAGGTCGATGATCGACCAGATCTTCGCCTTGGTCGTCTTGTGCTCCTGCGCCAGCTTGACCATGAGGCCCTTGACCGTCTCGGCCTGCTCCGTCGAAATGAACTTGGCGATAAGCTCTTCCAGCGAGTGACCGAACCCGCCGGCCTTGACGGGCCGGGGGTCGACCAGCTTGGCCAGGATCTGGGTGTCCAGCACCTTCGGCCAAACATCCTCCATCTTGATGCCCATCGTGCGGTCGAGCACCTGCAGGTCGTAGGACGCGTTCTGCATGACGATGGTCTCGATCTGCGCGAGTGCCTCGCGCGTCTCCTGCTGGAGCTGTGTGGGACTCTCATCGACCGGCAACACCCAGGCTTCGTCCTGAGTACCGAACTGGACTAGGCGGCACCGGAAGGTGCTGCTGTAGATGTCCAGCCCGGTCGTCTCAGTATCGACGGCGAGAGCGCGCTTGTGAGCCCGGATGAAGTCGCGGAAGCCTTCCAGATCCTCCGGTGTCTCAACGACTTTGATGGTGACGAGGTCGCCCTCGACCTCATGCCGTAGCTCGATCATGTCCCTCCTACAGGTACGGGTTGGTTGGATGTTGGAAGGAGTACTGATCCGACGGACGCACGCAACGTCGGCTCAGAGCCGCCTTTATCGACTCCTTTGCGATCCGGTCCTGTTCCGCGTTGTGCTCGTCCACGAGCTTCTCGGCAGCGTCCAAGATCTTCTTGGCCACTTCGGGATACGTGTCGATCACGATCCGAACCTGCTTCTTCTGGAACAGGTCATCGTCGGCGTTGGTCAGCACGTACCTCATTCGCCATCCACCTCGATGTCGTCGTGGACGTGCATGACGATGATCTGGCTGTAGTCGAGCTGGATCTTGCCGTCCAGCGGGAGCTTGTTGAGCGCCCGCTTCAGCGTCCGGACGGTAGTGCCTCCGTCGAAGCTCAGGCTCTCCCGGCTGCCGGTGATCGGAATCGAGAACCGCTCAATGCGTTGGACTTTCATCGGCGTTCCGGCTCCACGATGACGATCGCGCCAGCCTCGATCTTGATCGGCCATTCGGCCGCGTTGATCTTGCCCAGCTTCTGCCACGCCTCGTAGAGGGTGTCACCCTCCTCGAACTCGACGTAGATTGTCTTGCGGCTCTTCTCGGTTACCTTCATCAGGCGAACTTCCTTCTCAGCGAGCGCCGGTAGGCGCGGTTGTAGCGGACTGGCGTCTCGGGCTTGCCCATCCGACGCATGACGAGCACAGCGTGGGGGACGCCCTCCTGGCGCTTGCGGCGCTTATCCAAGACGTGCCAACGCTTCTCGGCCTTGAGCCACTGCCAGACCTCGCGCTTGCTGTAGAGGTTCAGGACGCCGTCGTGGTCGTAGATCGCGTACATCTTCATCAGTGGTAGAGCCCTCTCACGGTGCGGCTGATGGTGGCCGGGTTGACGCCGTAGTTGGCGGCGAGATCCTTCTGCTTCATCCCGCCCCGATAGGCGGCGCGGATGTCCTTGACCTCTTGCTCGGTGAGCTTCTGTCGATTCGCCCGGTCCGGGCCGGTATCCGGCTTGGCCAAGGCCATCGCATTGCCGAACAGGTCCGTCGCCCGACGCAGCTTGGACGAGAGATCTCGATTCGACTCCAGGGCCTCGTTGAGTCGACGCGCCAGCTTGACGTTGGCGGCGTGTACCGCCGTGTTGTCTGCCCGCAGCTCGATGTTGCACCGGCTGGCCACCGACAGGTTGGCCTCAGCCTCTGCCAGATCAACCTTGAGCTGATCGTTCTCAGAGATCAACGTGTCGCCCAGCGACTTCTCCTGCGCCAGCGCAGCTTTCAGATGCTTCTTCCGCATCAGTCTTCTTCCTCCCCGCCCAGAGCGCGAGTCTCTTCCTCGCTCATCTGGTAGTAGTCAATGACGAAGTCCCAGTTGAAGGTTCGGTGTGTGCCGCCCTCGTGCTGGATGATCAGGACGCCCTCACTGGCGTCCAGCAACGGCTCGCCCGTCGTGATGACGACGCGATCGATCAGGGTGATGGCGGTAGCCCGCTGTCCCATGTGTTCCTCTCAGTAGCTGTAGGGGGTGTCGGGGATGTCCTGGTAGATCCCAGGAGCGATCTCCCGGAGCTTCTGCAGCAATTCCCCGGCCAGTTCACGGATCTCGGCGTCGGCGGCTTCGTGCCACCGCGCCTTGATGACGTAGCGCCATGCCCGGTGATTCGCCGTCACGACCATCGGTGAGCTGGTCATGTTCGGCAGGACCGACCGCGCCGCTTCGCGAGCCTGCTTGCGGGGCAGTTTGTTCGCCTCGAAGATCAGCATCAGAGCGTCGTACGCAGCCGTGGAGCTGTCGTTGGCACCGAGCAGGATGTCCTCGGCGTACGCCCGGTCAAGAGCCGGGAGCTTGTCCAGCACCGGGGGCCAGTGGACGCCCAGCGGCGTCGGGTCGACGTACCGCTGCGAGACCACGCTGAACGACAGGTGACGGTGTCGGCTCAGCTCGGCCAGGACCGAACGGCTGGCCTCGATGTAGAACGTCGCCGAAGCGTGCTCCAGCACGCTCTCGTGCCCGATCTCGAGGATGTGCTTGAGGTAGTCCTCGTTCTCCCGCGTAGCGGGGTTCGGGCGGTTGAAGCTGCGGTAGCAGTTACGGCCTGCGAACTCAGCCAGCTCGTCGGCGTCGTAGTCGCCGAACGGCTCATCGCCGTCAGGCTTGGTGAATGGATTGGGCTCGTACCCAATCTCCTGCAGCGCAAATGGATTGACCTCTGTCGCCGCAATCAGTGTGGCTTTCATACTCTCCGCTCAGAGTGTCGTGGGGGCCGGTCGTCGGTGCCGGCCCCCGTTGGGTGTCAAGCTCGAGGCGTGACTACTTGCTGGGCCACTTCGCGGCACACTGCTCGTCGCGAGGTGCCGTGCAGGAGAACAGCGCGTATGGCTTGCCGGTCTTCTTCGAGATGCCCGACTTGTACTCCATCTCGCCGTGCTGGCAGTACTGCTTCTCGCCGTTCGGAGCTTCCTTGGCCTCCTGCGGGGCGCGGGACTGCTGCTGCTGTCCACCCCCACCGCCGCCGTTACCGGCAGGCTTCGACGGAGCGCCGCCACCGAGCGCGGCGAAGCTGTCGTTCATCTGCTTGGCTCGCTCGAACAGGGAGATCCACCGCCGACCTTGCGACATGGCCGAGACCTCGTCGGGGTTGACGCCCAGGTCGACCAGAGCCTCGGAGACGCTGGTGTACTTCGGCACGATCCACGGGAAGCCGTAGCTGCCGTCGCCCTTGAAGGTCACCGACAGGTCTCCGCTGGGAGAGACCGCCACCGGAGCAGCAGCGGTCGCCACCGGGGCGGGTGCCGTCTGAGCCGGGGCAGGGGCAGGAGCCTGAGTGGGCTCCGGGGTCGGCTCGGGTTGAGCCGGTGCGTCCGCGAACGGGTCATCGTATGACAATGTGTTACCTCTCACTTAATGGGGCATGCGCCGTTAGCGCACTCTTCATCGACACCGTCAGAGACGGCTTTTGCAACAGCAGATTCGTACTGCTGTTTGGTGATTCGCTCGTACGGAGCCTGCGGGAAGCTGGCCTCCGGGAAGATCGTGGAGCCCTTGATGACCCCTGCGAACTTCTTCAGCGATTTGGCGACATCAGTCGCGCTGTACGCGTCCGGATCGACGTTGGCGGTGAACGACACCGCGTTGTCGGCCCAACACATCTGGTAGGTGGCCTGAACCGAGAGCATCTCGCGGAGGCTCAGTTCGTCGGCTGACTGCACCAGCCACTCGGCCCGTTCGGCACCCCAGATCTCCTCCACAGCGGCCAGGAGCGTGTCCTTGGTAGGAATGGACACCACGGCTGTGTTCGGGGCGTACAGGTCGTCCTCGACGTGGTAGCCCTCCCGACTCAGCCGCGACAGCTCCGACAGGTCGTTGTGGCCGTTGAACCGGATCCTCCGGATGAAGTAGCGCGAGAAGATCGGGTGGATACCCTCACTCACTCCAGCCAGCTTCGCGACCGTGCCCGTAGGTGCGATCGTTCGCTTCTTCACCGGCACCGGGATCCGCAGCTCGTGACAGAACCGCTCCGCAGCCTCATCGACCTCAGAAGCCAGCTCGCGCAGCAGCTTCTTGAACCGGGTGTTCGCAGCCGTCGCGTTGTAAGCCTGGCCTGTGAGGGCCAGATACGAAGCCACACCGAGGTGCCCGACGCCGATGCGCCGGTTACGGTCGAGCACTTCCCGGCTCTTCGGGTCAGCTACCTCCGAGAAGGTGGCACGGATCAGGAACCGGGTCATCAGTTGGTGCGCCTTGATCAGACCGAGGTAGTCGGTCTTACCGGTGTCACGGACGAACGCCGCGAGGTTGATGTGCCCCAGGTTGCAGGGCTCCCACGGCTCCAGCGTGATCTCGCCGCACGGGTTGGTGCAGACCACCTTGTTCGGCTCACCGACGTTGGACAGGCTCGAGTCCCACATCCCAGGCTCGCCGTTCCGGACGGCTCCCTCGGAGAGAGCTTCCATCACGTCGCGAGCAGTCGCCTGCTCGAGAACGTCCTCCCAGGTGTTGATGTCGGCCTGACACAGTCGCCAGAACTCCTCATCGACCTCGACCGAGATGTTCGTCGTCCAGTGCTCACCAGACTCGGCCTTGCAGTTGATGAATTCGCGGATCTGAGGATCGTTCCAGTGCATCATCGACATGCGAGCTGACCGGCGAACTCCACCGGCCACCACGCACGAGGCGATAGCGTGATCGACCTCCATCGCGTCGAGCCCGGTGAGAGGCATTCCGGCCCATCCCCGCAGAGACATGAGCTTGCAGACCTTGATCAGCATCTCCGCGAACGGCTTTGGGCCGCTGGCGAATCCACCGAACGTCTTCAGCTTCGCCCCCGACGGGCGAACCCGGCTCACGTCGTAGACGCGCTGGAAGTGGGTGACCTCGTCCCGGTAGTGGGTGTCGATCAGATCCACCAGGGCTGCCGCCCAGCCCTCACGGGAGTCCTCGACCTCGAAGGCACCGACCCAGTCGGGGTCGTACTCGGTCGACAGGATGCCTGCCGCCTTCATGTCCTCGTAGTCGGGATGGTCTGGGTCGCAGACGATGTGGACGAACAGCTCTTGCTGAACCGGACCGTACTGGTCGAGGTAGCAGTTCGAGTAGTTCGCCCCTACTCCCCCGCCTTCCATGAGGCGCATGAACGTGAACTCGAAGTGTTCCGAGATCTTCTCGGGCCACCCGGACACCCAGCAATTGAACAGGTGCTGGGCATTTCGCACCCCGGATGCCCAAAGATGCCGTCCAGCGGGCAGGAGAGCGAAACGCTCCATGAGCCTGATGAGGTCTTCACGCTCACCGTCGAGTTGATAGCGCTCCGGAACGAGCGCGAGGTTGCCGTCAACAACTCGCTGAACTGTCTCTCCCCACGTCTCCTTAGAGCCGTCTGGCTTTGTTCGAGCGTACGTGCGGTTATAGACGAGTTCACCTGTTGGCCCCCAGGGGATTTCAGTCACAGTTTCCTTTCTCCATAGCCGGGGGTGAAGCACCCTCCGACATACATCTCCAGGTCGTCTTGAGACCAGTTCTCGAGCAGCATCGGCGGCTGGTGAGGGAACAGCTCCGGGAACACCTCGGCCCGGTACATCTCCGAGCCGGCCATCCCGTTGAACTCACCGTCGAACAGCGTCTTCATGCTGAGATCGCCTGTGCCGCAGCGCGAGACACCAGCTTGCGTGTCCCAGGCCCATCCGGACGCTCGACGTGCTGCTGCTTGTGGCTGCTGTTCATGTTGTCGGCCAGCGACTTCAGAGCGTCGGTAGCACGCTTCTTCTCCGCACCCGTCGAGAGGTATTCCTCGTTGACGTACTTGCGGATCAGGATGTCGTGATACTGAGGAGTCGTCTCCTTGAGGCGGGCCAGCGCATGCTGCAGGTCCGTCTCCATCGAGATGCTCGCGGTCACCGCGTCCTCGAACTCGCCTCCGCTGGAGACGTTTTCCTCAGAAGACCACCCGGACTGGACGGTGTACTCCGCGCCGCCGATGGCACCGCTCTCCAGCAGCCGCTTGACCTCGTTGACCGAATACCGGAAGTTCCCGGTGAAGTAGTCGTAGTCGTCGCGCTCCTTGCTGGCGATGCGATGGCCGATCTTGGAGATCGTCTGGTACCGAGGGTTCGGCTCCATGTGGAACAGAGCGTCGAGCGTGTTCGGACGGCTGAGGATGTGCTCCCAGATGTCCTGCTCGATGTCCTCTGCCTCGACCACACCCGGCCACTGGTTGGCCACCGACCGCGCTGCCTTCGTGATCTCTGGCGCTAGCAGCTCTTCGTTCACTAGCTGTCCTTCCTGGCCAAAGCGACCGCGTGCCATGCCGCGCCGCCGTGTCCTTGTCCGTACGCGTATCCGTCCCCGAAGAACGGGCCGATGTCCTCTGCAGGCCCCGCCGCGACTGGCTGTCGCGAACGGGGGTTGCGGTGAAGGAACGGGAGCCTGTTGGGTGTCAAGTTCTAGACCTCCCAGACGCTTCCGTCGACCGAGAACCGACCGTTCTCGATCGGCACCAGCTCAGGCTTGACGTGGTTGCCCTCGATCGTCAACATCCCAAATCCTGTCTGCCAGTTGGCCGTTGCACCCTTGAGGTACTGGGCCAGGTTCATGTTCATCAGGTTGCCGACCTCCATCGACCACAGCACCTTCTGGTGACCTCCGTAGCCCCAGGTGTGCGGCTTGATGCCCTGCCGGTGGGTGTGTCCGATGATCACCGAGGTGTTGAACCGGACCATCGCGTTGTACGCGGTGTCAGCAGACTTCTGCGTCAGCCGAACGCCGCCACGGTGGCCGTGCGTCGAGATCCAGCCCGGAGCGATCTTGTAGAACTCCGGAGCCACCTTGACGCCGAATCCGTCGAAGTCCAACAGGTTCTGGAACCGGAAGTCGTCGGCGTACTCGATCAGGGCCGGCGCGAACTTGGCCAGATAGTCGAACGGGCGACTGTCGTGGTTCCCCTCGTGGACAAGCACCGGGCCGTCGAAAACGGCGCGGAGCGGGGCCAGGAAGCGGGTCTTTGCCTGCTCCGAATCCGGCTTGATCCGCTTGGAGAACTCCTCGGAGGTCCCCTTCGTCCACCGCGACGGTGACGGGTAGTCCATCAGGTCCCCGATGTGGACGACCTCGTCGGGCTGGGTATCCCCGATGAACCGGATGACGGCCTTGAGGGCCTTCCGGTCATCGAACGGGATCTGGGTGTCGCTGATGACGACGATCCGCTTAGACATCGAACTCCTCGATAACCTCGGTGAAAGGACTCACTTCGTCGGAGGAGACTCCGCGAGGCGACATGCCGTCGTGCTGTCGACGCCAGTAGCCGCCCTCACGCCGCCACCACAGAGCGCCGACCTTGTCGGTGACGAGCGTTACCTCGTCCGGGATCTCGTGGTTCAGGTAGTGCCACTTCCGGGGCAGGCCGTTCTTCACACGGAGGATGTCCGACACCGAGCTGATGGTGAAGTCCTCCATCCGGACCGCGACCGTGTTCGTCTCGAACGGCTCCGGATCCGTGCTGGGCTGCGGCAGCTTCTCGGTCAGACCCGCGTACCCGCAGATGTCGACGTAGGAGTCCCGGTGGAAGCCGTTCTTGGCTCGGGACAGCTTCATCTGCACCATCAGGTGGGCGACGTCGAACGCCGTCAGCGGCTCCTTGAGCTTCGGACCCAGCTCGACCGTCCATCGGCTCGCGATGTCGAGGAAGGACTCCTCCACCGGCCCGTAGTCAGTTCGACGGGGGCCGTTGATGATTCGCTCAGCTTCTTGCAGGATGGTCTCGGTCACAGGCCAGTCTCCGATGCGGTGTAGTAGTGGATGAGGTCTTGCAGCTTGTCCCGGTCGTCTCCGACGATGGGATCGTGGGTGTCGGTCACGATGACCGGAGTCGAGCGCAGCTTCAGCACCTTGGTGACGTAGTCGTACGCCTCGCTGTTGAGCGTCACGTCCACCGCGTCGTAGTCGATGCCAGCCTCTTCCAGCAGCTCCTTCACCACGGTGCAGGGGCCGCACCCCGGCTGCGTGTAGATCGTCACGGGAGCGAACATGGTTCGCATCAGATCCTTTCCAGCAGAGCGTCTTTGCCCCGCGTTATCACTAGTGAGTTGACATCCTCGCCATCGGGCATCGGGATGATCCGGGCGTTCGGCAGCGTCTTTGCTACCTGCCGTGCGAAGTCCATCCCGGAGTCGTCTCCGTCGGCCAGGATGTTCACGATGCGATAGCCGAGGAACAGCTCCCGCATGTACGGCTTCCACATCTGCGCGCCAGCGAGTCCCACCGATGGGATCCCGCTCAGCTCGGCGGTGATCGTGTCGATCTCGCCCTCACAGATCGCCATGTCCCGCGAGTAACGGGTCAGGGCTGCGGTGTTGTAGATCCGAGGCCGATCCCCGGCCACGGTCATGTACTTCGGATCGCGACCGTCCAAGCGCCGGAAGCGAATTGAGGCCACCGACCATCCCCGCCACTGCGACCAGCGCATGTACGGGATCGAGAGGCAGCCTCGGTACATCTCATGTCCAGGGAGTGGATCTGCCACGAACCCCAGACCGAACTGGGGAACTCGAGCCACGCCCCGACTCGCCAAATACTCGTCGGCTGGACTTCCGGGCAGGCTTTTTCGGTACTGGGTGGTTGCCTCCCACAGATAGGCTCTCTGCGATTCGCTTAGCCTCTGCAAAACTCACCTCCTCTTCGTGTCGGATGATCGAGATCGCGTCTCCGCGCACCCCGCAGGCCATGCAGTTGAAGCCCTGGTTGTCGTAACTCACTGCGGCAGAGGGGTGTTCTTCCCCGTGGAACGGGCACAGGCACTTGTTCCACTCGCTGCGATCCTCGGGAGGATCCCAGTCCGGGTAGTACCGGAGGATGGCCGCTGCGATTCCGTTGGGTGTCAAGGTTGACTCCTGAGCTTGTCTGCTTCGATCGGCGCGATGCGCTCCCCGATGACCTGGACAGCCGGTGGGCTCGTCAGGTATGCGATGGCCCGCTTGAAGAACTCGATGCAGTCCCGAGCCCATCCGAGGGTGTACTTGTTGCACATGGTGCAGAGAAGACCCCGGATGATTCCAGTCTTGTGGTCATGGTCGACACTGAGGCGCTTAATCTTGCCAGTGGATCGCTGGCAGATGTAGCACCGACCGCCTTGGAACTCGTAGATCTCCCAGTACTCGTCAGCGGTAATACCGTACGTCGCAAGTATTCTCGCCGCCCATGAGCCTGAACTGCGCTCTCGTTTCTTTGCCCGATGATGCGTAGCACAGCGGGGTCCGGGGTGAGGTGCCTTGCGTTTGGACGTGATTCCCTCGGTGACGCAGTCAACGCATACCCTCTCTTTCGGCTTGGTGGCTTTTCGAGCCACTCAGCTCGCCCCCATGATGTAGCGCCGGGGGAACAGGTCGAGCAGCGCCAAGCTGATCAGATCAGCGGCCAGGGCTGGGTCCACCAGCATCCACGAGTGGAATCCGTCCACCGCGTAGAACACCCCGTCGGTGAGCCGAGCCGTGCTCACGCCGGCCTCGTACGGGACGATCTGGTCGTGCAGGCCGTGGAGCACTGCCGTCCGTACACCGTGGCGGTTCATCGCCGTCAGCAGCGGTACCGTGTTGGCCCGCATCAGCGCGTAGGCAGCCTTGACGCAACGAAGACCTGATACCGAGCCGCGCAGAGTGCCTACGAGGCTGGCCCGCTCACCAGCGTCACGCACGCGGATCGCGTCTGCGGCATCACCCACGACATCCAGCACAGCCGCTGAGAGCTTCTGTGCCGCCCGAATACCGAACGTGAGGTAGTTGCCCACACAGATCGAATCGTGGTGCTCCTGGCCCGTAGCAGCGTCCATCAGGACCGCCCCGAGCACGCGGTGCGGGTTACGCGCCGCAACCTCAGCGACCAAGCCGCCGCCCATCGAGTGACCGGCGAAGATCGCCCGCTCGATTCCCAGAGCGTCCAGCGCCCGGACGGTGATGTCGGCCATGTCGGCCATCGTGTGGCCCCAGGGCAACGAGCTGCTGCGACCGTGGTTGGCCGCGTCCAGACCGATGACCCGCATTCCCTTACCCGCGAGCTGCTCGAACAGCTCGGAGTAGGCCGGTGCGCTCACGGTGAGACCGTGGAGGAACACCAGAGTCATTGGGCCGGAACCGACCTCGGATACTCCGACCCGGAAGCCGTCGTCCAGAACTATCGTGGTGTGTTGCATCTGCATTCTCCGGGTTCGCCCTTCTCGCCGATGTAGCCCATCGGTCCCTGTGGTCCATGTGGTCCCTGCGGACCCTCAGGGCCGCGCATCCAGCCGCTGATGACCAGGAAGATGATCAGCGCCAGTTCGAGGAGGTGGATGACCTCCCCGGTGCTCACGCAACCCACCTCTTCGCGAGGCGGTCGACGTTCTCCTCGGAGACGTTCCGGGCCAGACCGTTGGCCAGCTCGATACCGACGACCTTGGTCTTGATGACGTTGGGCTTCTTGGGATCCGGGCTCTCCGGGTCGAGGGACTTGTGGGTCCACGAGACCGGCTTGGTTTTGATCAGATCCCCCAGGATCTGCTGGTGGATCGGGTTGAGCTTCTTCGGCATAGCGTTCGGGGTGGTCATGTTTTCCTCTCGTTGGGTGTCAAGGTTGGGTGATGGGGAGGGCAGCTCGCGCACCGGGGTACGGCGTGCCTATTGCCCAGAACGGCCTATTACCCTCCCCACCAAGATCAGCGCAGTTCGATGTCCGGAAGGATCGCCTGCGGCTTGAAGTTGACCTGGTAGAAGTCGGTGCTGACGTGTGCTCCGTCGACCTGCTCCACGAAGTAGGAGACGTTGTCGCTCAGGCCGAGGAAGTGCTTCTTCATGCCGTCCTTGGTCTTGCACGTCACGTCGAGCTTCTTGGCCCCGGTGTCCGGGTTGATCGAGCACCGGCCCTGGATCTCGAGCAGGTACTTGTCGGTGATGCCGTTGAAAAACACGATGCGACGGTTGATCTCGAAGTTGTCAGCGGCCTTGCTGAGGTTCTCCGACGCGACATCCGCGTCCGACGAACAGCCGACGACGCTCAGGCCGAGCGCGACGGCAGCGATGGTGGAAGCGATGATCTTCTTCATGGTTCTCCTGTTGGGTGTCAAGCTGGTCAGAAATCGGTGATCTGCATGGTCTCGCCAACGAACTCCAGCGAGGCGAAGTCTTGGCCCGACGCGTCAGACTTCCCCCCTCGGTTCTTGACCGTGGAGACGTTGAGCTGGTCGGAGCCGTAGCCGTCCGACAAGCGGTGCAAGGTCAGGACCATCTCGGGCACGCGCCCGATCTGTCCCTTGATGCCAGACAACGGGATTGGCTTGTTGCCGTCGTTGTGCTGACCGGTGACGTGGTGCAGTCCGATGACGCACGAGCCGGTCTCCCGGCCCATCTCGTGGAGGTAATCCATCAGAGCCTCCAGGCCCGAGAACGGGTCATCACCGTCCCCTGACTCGGTGCGGACGTTGGTGATGTTGTCCACAACGATCAGAGCCGGAAAGTCCTCGTAGAGAGCGTCATACGCCTGCAACGAGTCCTCGATCACGTCGAGCGACGGGGATGCCTTGTAGTTGAACCGAATTGGCAGCTCGTCAAGCTGCGCTGCGACATCACCGATGTCCTCGTTGCGTACCGCTCGGTTCGCGTGCTCGGTATCCCAGCCGGTGAGAACCTGGACCGATCGCGTCAACTGGGTGAACGCATCGGAGTCCGCGCTGAAGTACAGCGTGGGCACCTTCGCCTTGATGGCGTAGGCCAGGATCAGCGCCGACTTGCCCGTGCCTGGGCCGGCGCAGACGAGGACGAGCTGGCCCCTCCGGAACACAGTTCCCTTGGCTGCGAGCGCATCCCAGACCTGGGGTAGCGGATCACCGGCAGTGCCGCGAATGTAGAGCGACTGCCGTGGTGTGTACACGAATCTCCTTTCATGGCCAGGTGACCGCGAGGGCCACGACAACGGCGATGTAGATGGCGAACGCCCCGATCCACTCCATCAGAACGGAGGCCCGTAGGTCTCGATGATGTAGTCGTACAACGCATCTCGGAGGTCGATGGTCTGGTGGCGCTTCCCCCCGAGCCGGTCCTCCCAGCCCTTGATGATCTGGGTGAGATCCTTCTTGAGCTGCTCGGTGGCCGTCACACCGTCCCCTGGGGGATCTTGGCGTCGTGGATCTTGCGGCCCTGGTGAGCTGCCTCCTGCTCCGCGCTGATGGCGCGCTCCAGCTCCCGAGACAACCGGGTGGCTCGCATCTTCAGCAGCTTCAGGATGTCCGGACCCTTGAAGCCTGCGCGGTGTACCCGCAGCACGCCTGCCGTCTCGTGCGGAGCCAGCGGGCTCCGGAGCATCGGGTGGTTGGGATCCCAGTCTCGCGGGGTCATCGGTTCCTCTCGTTGGGTGTCAAGCTGGTCACAGACCAAACTCCTCGTGATACATCGGGATGAACGCCCTGGCCGGGGTCGGCCGGCCTGCGGCTACCTCGGTGTCGAACGCGTCGATCAGTGTGCGGATGTAGGCGCGGTGCCACGGCGGTGCCTCGTCATGGAGGACAGTCAGCTTTCGCCGCTGCTTCTCCACGTTCATCCCAGGTTGGATGTCCCTCACGCGACCCACGCCTTCCCGTCCCAGCGCCGACCGTCCGGGTAAGCGATCACCACGTCCCGGCCAGGGCTGGTCTCACTCTCAGCTCGTGCGAACTTGAGCGCCGCGTCGTGGTCCGGGAACGGGTAGCGCGCTGGCTGCGCCTGTGCGTGCCACGGAGGCATATCTGGTCGTGGGCCAAGCTCCACCCAGGTGTACTCCTTGCCTGGGATCACGTACCCGACGTGTTCCTTGAAGATCGCCACCCCGTTGGGTGTCGTCGTCGCCAGCAGTTCGTTCCGGCTCATTTTCTTCCTGCCTATGTATATGCGTGTAATTTTTCGAGACCGGGCCGAGCTGTGACGTAACACACCCCGTTGGGTGTCAAGCTGAACTACTGGAAAACGGGGCAGGAATAGTTCACGTCGCAAAAACCGCACTTGTCGGGCTCCGGATCAGCCGGGAAATCCCCGGCCTGGATCTTCTCCTCGATCTCGTGAAACCTCGCGGTGATCTTCTCCCGCGTCCACTCAGTGAGGTCGTACGGCTCCGTTATGACCGGCTTCTTGCCCTTCTTACCGGCCATGAAGTAGTCCCCCTTCTTGGGGGCCTCGATGCCGAACATCATCGCTACAGCGAGCGCGTAGACGCCAAGCTGGAAGTCGTCTCCCGGCTTGTTCCCGGTCTTGTAGTCACGGACCCTCAACTCCCCGTCGACCACAACGATCGCGTCGATGAATCCTCGGACCCGGATGCCGTCGACCGTGAACTCCACGGTGATGCCGTCGGCCTCATAGGTCCCTGTGATCGCACCCAGCTCGGGTGGGAACTCCAGCTCGATGCTGAACGACAGCTCGATCGCGGGCTTACTTGGCTTGCAGTCACAGTCAGCGACGTGGTGCTCCTGCCCAGCCTCGTCGTCACCGACGATGCAGCGACGATCGCGGATCTCGGGAGTCATCCAGATCTCCTGGCCCTGGGTCTCACGCCACGCCATGAACTTGTTGATCTGCTCGAGCCCGATGTGGAACCGGCGCTCGATGTCGGCCTCTCCGTTGTACGGCCCGGACCAGAACCACCACTCGAAGTTCGGGGTCTCGTCGCACAACGCTCCGATGTCCTTGGCGTACTCCTCGCGGAAGATCTCTTCTGCCCGTTCGAGGGTCACGTCTCGGCCCTCCATGCGGGCCTTCTCGATGACCTCCGCGACCGTGTGGAACGCGGTGCCCTGAGGCAGCCACGCGGCCGGCCTCGCCCACACCTTGTCGATGCGGGCCAGCTTGTACGACATCGGGCAGCGGGTGTACTGGTTCAACTGGCTGACGCTCCGCAGCGGCAGCGATGTCTTGCTCATCTGACCAACTCTCCGTAGATGTGCGTCTTGATGATCGTCTGGAGACAGGGCAGCGACCACGGTGCGGGGTCGACCACGCTCGCGCTGTAGAGCCTGAAGACGGAGAACAGCCCCCGGTTGTTCATCATGGTTTCGTCTTCAAACTCCCCTTCCCCCAACACATCCATGCAGTCGGCTCCGAGGATGAGATCCTGCACAGGCTGATAGATCGGTTTGGTGCTCCTCACCAAGGAGCTTCGATAGACGAGGAGCAAGGTCACCGCCAGTTCAGGTGTGTCCTCCATCCACGCCTCACAACGCTGAGCGAAAAGCCACCTCGGTCTGTCCACGATCGTTTCTACGTCGGTATGTCGGGCTCCGGGGAATGCTTCTACTAGGCGTGTCAGTGGCACTTTTCGTATCCTGTTTCCGGCCCCCCCGCACAGCGTCGGGCCTTCTCTTATCTGTGATGATCGAAGACATCGTCTGGTGGCCAGCACCAGATCATGTCGCCTTCCTCGGTCAGATTCGTGTACTCGTTGGCCCTGATTATGAGGTCGTCGTCTGACAACTTCCGGGGTCGGTACGCGAAGCCTCCGTGCGGAGCTACTCCAGGCTCCGGAGGCAGGTTGGGGTCGAACTCGAGGACAACGTCGTTGTCCCGCAAGAACTCCCACCAGCGAACCAAGCGACGTTTCTTTTCGTCGCTCATATCCTTGAATCCGTTAGCCATGAACTCGCCGTGGTCACGCAGGCGCTGGTACGCCACTGCCTTGCCATGGAGGTTTGTCGTCTTCCAAGGCCACGCCTTGTTGACGATCTGACGGGGTGTCAACGAACCTCCGTAGGTGTGCTTGTGCCACGAGACAGCTTGGCGCGATACGCCGTACATGTCTGCGATTTGGCTCTGGTTGTACCCCTTCCTGCGAAGACTCTCAATGTCTGAGAGTGTGAGCGCAGCTCGCTGTCCGGGCTGCTTGGTGATTTTGCCGCTCATGTTTCCCTCCATGAGTAAGGATTTCAGTTGTAGCTCCATGTCAAGGAGCATAGTAGTTGACTGTCAAGTCATTTCTCGCCTTATCGGGTATATGAGGTGTTTCGTCCCCCGACGCGGATTCGTTACCACCAGAACCTGGCAACGCGCTGAGAACACCTCACTAACATGCTGGCAACACCTTACGAACATAACCGAAGCTATGACGTCCTAGCAACTAGTAAGTGCCCCTATGTTTAGATCTCCTCGCAGCCGGTGGCTTGTACCACGTCTTCGGTTTTTACCTGCTCAAGGCGGTTTTCGATGTCCTCGATGTCCCACTGAGCCTGCTCATTCCCCGGATTGGCCAGGAGCCGGTCATGGGCCTCAGCAAGCAGATCGTGCAGCTCGTCCAGGTCGTCTACGTCGTCCACGTACATGTCATGCCTCCTCGTGTGTCCACTGGCCGACGGTCGCCCCGTTCCAGTCCTTGATGGTCCCGGAGCGCCAGCCGCCGACTACCTGCTGACTGATCTCGTCGAGGATTTCGTGGACCTGCAGGCTGAAGTCGTCCTCGAAGGCTGCGTTGTCCGTGTCGAACTCGATTCGCATCTTCACTGCAGATCCTCCACTTCCGCGCCGTAGTCGTACTCGGCCTTGTTCACCAGCTCATCGAAGTCGAGGCCGGCCGCATCGCACAGGTGCATCAGATCTCCGAGGAGGTCGGAGACCGATGTCTCGATCGTGTCCCGACCGACGACGTTGACGTACGTCTGCAGGGCCTTGGCTGCCCAGACCACGTTGCAGTTGTTCTGCATCTCCGGGTGGCCCTCGTAGCGGTCGCGGTTGGTGAACGCTCCTGTTGCGTGAGCATCCGCGATCTGGTCGAGGTCTTCGAAGTTCTCGATGGTCAAAGTCGTTTTGTATAGCGGCATTTCACAGCTCCTTGATCTGCACGGCGTGGCCGTTCTGGACTTCATGGACTCGCACAGCGATGCCGAAGAGCTTGCGCTTCTCGGCCTTCAGCACCGTGCCGCACTGGCACCTGACCTTGAACTTCATCAGCAGTACCAATGCTTCCGGCAGTAGCGGGACTTCTTGTCGTCGTCCTTGCGCTTGTCGTCGTCGTGGGAGGCGGCAGGACCCCTCGACACCGCCGCCTCCCGGCCATCGTTGGCATCCTGCTCGGTGCAGGGCGAGAACTCGCCGTGCTCCAAGTGATACCTACGGTCCCCCGCTGCCGTAGTTTTCTGGCTGGCCGGTATCTCGGCCAGGTGTGCATAACACCGCGCCGACACATCGGCGTGAGCTTCACCGGAGTACGCGATGGCTACCGCCGCCGCGAAGATCATCAGGCCGAGGATGAACAGTGTTGTGGCCCAGATACGTTGGATCATCGATTCCTCTTCCAGACGACCGGCGAGGCTCCTGCCGTGCATCGGCAGCGCCATCCGTCGAGCCTCTTGGGCTGCCGGTATCTTGCGAATTGCTTTCCGTGGTCGCACGTTCCGAGCCACGGAGCCGTACGGTCTACCTCTTCGAGCTGGAAGCAACGCTTTCCGTTGCCGCCGAGCGATCGGTGCTTAGCCGCCCACACCGCGTCGTGGCCGTGCCTCGGGCCGACCAGCGCGTGGGCCAGTTCGTGGGTGATGGTCATCATCGTGTCCTCGTAGGAACGGATAGCCATCAGATGTTTGGACAGGCTGATCACTTTGTTCGTGTGATCGCACAGGCCGGCCCGCCGACGGGCGTTGTCCAGCTTGACTTTCCACCCGACCAGACCGTGCTCCCGGATCAAGCCGACTGTGATCTGGTGTGCCATAGCTTGCGTCATGGTTGCGGGTCTGGTCAGGGTGGCGGTCATGGCTAGTTCTCCTCGTCGTGCAGGTCGTTGGCGAGCTTGCGGTACTTGTTCAGCAGTTCGATCAGTTCATCGCTCAAACCCATGCCTCCTCTCGGAGCTGGGCCATGAGCTGATGGCCGATGTACTCGGTGAAGGCTGGTGGGATGGCTTCGGCGATCTCCTTGCGGACGCTCGTCCAGTGGATCCCCATCGCGTCTTGCCACTCCTGCAGCGATCCCTTGCCGCCTCCGTGGCCGTACACCGCGACCATGTCGCCTTCGTACTTGACGCCGTGCCGCCATCCGGCGACACGATGTCCCTTGTGGGACGGGTGATCTGGCTGCGGTGCCCAGAAGCCTGACACCTCGAAGAGCCGATGACGGAACACCCGCAGTCCGAACATCAGGCCGCACAGCTTCAGGTCCGCACGGATCGGTGCGCCGACGACGTTCTCGATGATGTACGGCTTGCCGACCGCGTCCAACGCTTCACGCGTTGGCGGCAGCAGGTCCGGGAAGTTGTTCTCCCGGTAGCTGTGTGTTCCCGTGGTGAGCGCGCTATACCTCTGGCATGGCGGGCTCGCGTGAACCGCGTCGAACTCGTGACCATGCTCCTTGAGGAACTCGATCGCATCTCCGCGATGGAACTCGAACGGGTAGTTGTCCCGCTGTTCGATGTCGACGCCTACCACCTCGAAACCTGCTCGGTGGTAACCCATCCCAGCGCCACCAGCGCAGCAGTACAGGTCGAGGATCCGGGGCTTGCTCATTGCTCTGCCTTCCAAGGCTTTACGCACTTCCAGCAGAGGTGCGCCATAGCGTCCAAAGCCGGGTCTGCGTCTGGGTTTTCGAAGATCTGGACGTTGCAGTGCTGGCAGCGACCGATGACGTTGTCCACGTCTCACCTCCGTTGGGTGTCAAGTTGAGGACGTAGCTACAGAGACGCCCGAACCTTGCGGAGCTTGGCGTGGATCGTGTCCACGGCGTGGGCGATGACTGCCAGCTCGTTGTCGGATCCGACGTACCGCTGGAGATCTGAGAGCAGCGGAGGCAGGAGCAGATCTAGTCTCCTGGCCTCCCCCAGCGCGACGTCTAGATCATCCTTGGCTTGGTTGACCGAGGTCGTGATGGTCACGAGATCCCCCAACTTGCAACGGGTTTGCCGTCACGGAAGATCTGACCGAACGGTAGCTTCGAGTCAGCCGACAGGATGTGTGCTGACATCTCGAACCGATCACCAGCGCGGCGCGTAGCCGCTTCGAGGTGGTCGGTCAGGATGCGCGGAGCGTTGGCCTTGGCCGTGGCTTTCTTGGTGCTGCCGTACTTCTGGACCGTGAGGGTCAGCATCACTTCACCATCGCTTTCAGCTCGGCCTTGATCCGACGGGCATCCTCGCCGCGCCACGTCCCGGCGTTGGACAGGAAGTACAGGACGATCGATCGGGCGTCATCGAACCCGTAGCTGTCACCCACACCTCGAAGGGACTTCATCGCTTCGATGTAGGGAGCCGCACCGAAGTACGGTTTCTTCCACACCCGGCTGATCTCGATGGCGATCTCGTTGAGCGGACGTGTGGTGGTGCTGGGGCTGGTCATTTCTTCGAATCCTTCGGTGCTGGTTGGTTGTTGGTCTGGCGAGGAGCTGTCCATGAGGATCGCTGGAGCCGGCGTGCCTTACGTGCTCCGAGCATGAGATCGAGGTCCACGGCTCACCACGGCTCGACTGGAATTGGCTTGTCCCAGTTCGCGATGATCGCGGCGTTGGCTCGGTGGTGTCCGTCGTAGAGGGTGTCGCCCCCGACAGTCAGAGGCTCGAACGGCCACTCATGGGAGACGAGCAGGATGTCTACGACCTCTTGGACCTTGTCCCAGAACATGCCGCACACGCCGCCCCGGTAGTTGTATCGAGGCGTTGTCTCGTAGTACTCGGCCAAGTGCGGGCCGCTGTCAGCGACAGAGACCGAATCATTGCCTCCGTACGCGTCGACATCTCCTGCCCGGAGCTGCGACACCTCTTCGAGGGTCATGGTGACGTACTCGGTACGTGTGAGCATCGCGGTCATGGTTCGGTGCCTCTCAGTTCGTGGTGACGGTGTCGTCGTTGATCAGGAACGTGGCCTCTTCGCCCAGCTCCAGGTAGCAGTTACCGCTCCGCTTGGAGCACCAAATCCCCACTTGCCCAGGCTGATCCGAGCAATCCTCTTCAGAGCAGACCGGGTAGTCGTAGCCGTCGACCGTCCGAAGCTCGGTCAGGTTGACCATCGGTGGCTCAGCGTCCGAGCTGGCGATGTACAGGCTCCCCAGGCCGAACACCAGGCCGAACGACCCGATAGCTCCGGCGATGGTGGTGATGATGGGCGCAGCGTGCTTCATGTCTACCTCTCGTTGGGTGTCAAGTTGGTCAGTTGGCAGAGCCGCGAACTACGACCCAGGTGATGGCCTGCATCTCTGCAGGGGTGATGCCTACTCGCTTCGCCGCGAGCCGATAGGCATGGGCGACAGCTTCATAGACCCCGACGCGGCCGAGCTGCTGCTCGTTGATCCCGGCGATGCGAGAGGCCCACACGTCTACGGTCACCGCGTGGTCGTCACCGATGATGTTGGCCGCGAACGCTTTCGTCTTCGGACCATCACCGAAGGTCGACCACGGATCGTCCACGATCATGGCCAGCCGTGCCTTGGCGATGTTGCCGTACAGCCCCTTGGTGGTCCCGGTCCGGACCAACTCTTGAGCCATCGAGATGTTGCGTTCCCACGGGCAACGAGGACTCAGGTGTGCGATGACAGCCGCCGCAGCGGTGACGCTGATACCTGCCTCTTCGGCAAGCTCACGGGCGACACGTCGCGCCTCGTCGTACCATCCCTTCCCGGCCAGGATGTCGGCGTCGGACGCTACGCGGTAGACGTCCATGATCCGCTTGGTGACGGTGCGAAGCGTCACGCCTGCTCGGAGGCGCAGAACCTCATCGTGTGAAAGCTGCAGTGCGGTAGCCATGATGGTCCCTTCGTTGGGTGTCAAGGTGAGGGTTGGGAGATGACTCGGTCACGCCTGGGATCCCAAGCGGTGCAGTGCGTGGTGATGCGGTCGTCTTGCCACCCGACGGTGAACCACGTCAGATCTCCGACGGTGTCCATCTCGAGGACGACGTACTCCATGCGCCAGTAGCCGCTGAAGTAGGTACCTCCGACGACGCGGGGATCAGAGGCCGGCAGTCTCCTGCTCATTTGCCCGAGACCCGGTAGACGCTGTTGCCTCGCGAGGCGACCCAGCCGATGCCTGCGATGTAGACCTTGGTGACGTTCATGCCTATCCTTCCGTTGGGAGTCAAGTTCAGCGACGCTTGACGCGAGGCTTGCGGAGCACGGTGCCCATGGTCATCTCTTCGAGCTGTTGCTTCGCGAGCTTGACGGGCTTGTGGTTACCTGGCCGGTTGATCTCTTCGACCAGCACGTCCTTGTCGGTCCATCCGGGGATGCCCTTGTCGAGCTCGATGTCTACGGTGCGAACCGGCGACAGCTCGGGAGCTGCGAACGGGGTGACGATGCTCTTGCGACGGGTCACACGGACCTCGCGATGCTCAGCGATCATGTCTAGTCCTGTCGTTGGGTGTCAAGTTGATGAGTGGGCAGAGAGGGAGTCGAACCCTCGCGCTATGCCGCCAGTGCCTGCCCTTGACCGTTCCTCAGGAATCAAACCTGAGAGCACAGATGCCGAACTCAGTCGAATCAGCCAATCGCTTTATCCCTTGCGCCGATGGTAATTACGGAACTCACGTCCGACCGCCTCAACAAAGCTCGGTCGACCGACCCGATTACGGTTCGGGGGAAAGCTGGTGATGTGCGAACCCTAGATCCTCGGGTACCTCCGCCCGATTCTGGCCATCACCGACAATCAGGACCAAGGTCCGTCATGCCGCGCCACTATTTATTGCTCCGCGACCAACTGAGAGCCCTCTCTCAGTCACGCTCGCCGCGTGCTCTTTCTTAGGCCAATTCTGGCCGCAGACCTCCCGGTCCCAAAGGGAACCGGACTTTGCAGGTTGGTCAGTCCGTCTTGCGTGATTCTCACTCTATCAGGTTCGTCGTTGGGAGTCAAGTTCGGGCTGTTCGCTATAACGCTGTGCGCTCATTAGGCCGCTGGAAAGGCCCACCCTGTAGATCCCGCTGTGAACTTGTGATTCTCACCGTACCATGCGGTCCGTTGGGAGTCAAGTCGAGCGATTCTCGCAGGCCCTGGGACGAATGTCCTGTACCGAAGCGGATCTCCCCCGCTCCACCGGCGACTTGCGCCTTGTCCGTCGTGCTGACCGAACGACATGAGCTAACCACGTCGCACCGTTGGGTGTCAAGTCCGAATTGCAATCTGGCCTGTGAGCTGCGGCGAATGCAGTGCGGATGCCGTGCCCAGTGCCCTGGGTGCTGGGTGTGGGTGGCCTGCCCTGGGTGCTGGGTGGCCTGCCTACCCCCTGCAGGGTGGGGGGTATGCCGGGTTGCTAGTGGGGGATGCCTGGGGTGGGGTATGTGCAGCTAGTGGGGTGTGCTGGGTGTGCGGCCTGGGCTTTGCTGGCCTGGGCTGGGCTAGGCGTGCCGGCCTGGGCTTTTGCTGCTCCGCTGCAGGTCAGGTACCCCAGGGGGGTACCCCTTCCCCCGCCTATCTCGACCGGTCGGTTATGCGGGTGAGCCATCGTGTACGGGTTTCCAAGTCGATGAAGTCGAAGGGAGCGAGCTAGAAGGCACCTCCGCGAGGCTGTGGGCCTCGCTGACGGACAAACACACCCCCACCAGGGGGGTTATACCCCCGAATCGACAGAGCGGCACACAGCGCGTTGGCTGTCAAGGTGAAGTGCGTCACACGTAGGCCCAGATCTCGCAAATTACAGGCATATACATATGTAGGGGAAAAAGAGAGGGGAACCTTAAGGAGGGGAAAGATCCTCGCTTAAGGCTCGGATCCTCTTAGAGGAGCCGCACCAAGCGGCTCCGATTCAAGACCGGCCTTGATGGCCGGTCATTCTCTGATCCGGCAATCGCCGGATCTTCTAGCCGCGCCTGGAGCGCGGCTTCTATTAAGGGGTAACGCAACCGTGAGCTGGTACAGCTCTACCCGCCGGCAGCGACTGCCGCCCGACTGGGAGCTGAAGTACCGCCTCCCGCGACTGAGGCACGACCGCTGGCTCTGCCAGGTGAAAGGTCCGGGCTGTGTTCGCGCCGCGACCGACGTCGACCACGTTAAGCCGGGTGACGACCACTCTTTCGACAACCTGCAATCGCTCTGCCGTATTTGTCACGGCAAGAAATCATCCACCGAAGGCGTAAATCGCCGTCGGGAACTCAAGGCCCGGAGGAAACGACCGCAAGAACGACACCCTGGGCGACGATAATCGGGCCAGGAGCCCGCATTCAGACCCAGGAGGTCAATTGTGGGCACTCGAGGCCCTATCGGTAAACGCGACGAAGAATTGGTGCGCCGGAACAAGAAGGACACCGAGACCGACACGATCTCGATGATCGGCCCGGTCGAAATTCCGGAACTCGGTGACGTGTCGTGCGATGGCGAGACCCATCCATTGGTCATCGAGATTTACGAGTCCATCAAGAAATCGGCAGCCGTGAAGTATTACGAGCCGACCGACTGGACTTACGCAAAGCTCGCATTGCTCGCGCTGAATGAGGAACTTGTTGGGTGGGCCGTTGACAAGAACGGCAACCGATACAAGAAAACCATCGGTGCGATGAAACTCACCGCAATCAATCAGATGCTCTCCGCGCTGCTGTTGACCGAAGGTGACCGACGACGTGTGCGGCTCGAAGTTGAGCGCGCCTCCACCGCCCCGACCGGTGGGAAAGTCCTCGACGTCACCGACGTGCTCAAGCAGCGACTCGCAGCCGCCAACGCTGCGAAGGGAGAGTGATCGTCCCCCGGAGGGGGTTCTGAGCGCCGCCGCTCCGGCGCTCCCCCCTTCGGGGTTGACACACGTCTTCCCCACCTCGAAAGGACAGCATGGCCACCATCGGCATCGAGCTTGACAAGGAAAGCCTGGTCGTCACCAAGGGCCGCGACTTCACCTGGGCCTTCGACAATATTGACGCTCAAGGCAATCCGACTCCCTTCCCGCCCGGAGACCTGTTCTTCGAGCTGGAGACCGGTGGAGAGCACAACTGCGTGCAGCAGGTCGAGATCCTCGGGGCCGAAGACGGCATCTACACCTTCAGCTACGACGGCGCTGAGTCCGAGCCGATCGACTTCTACAACGCGGACCAGTCCCCGTACGACCTGACGGTCGACGTGCGCTCCGCGCTCGAGAACATCCCGGCCATCGGCGCGGGCAACGTCAAGGTCTCCCGCACCGGCCTGAATCCGGTCTGGCACCTGAACGTCAAGCTGACCGGCCACAGCCAGAACGAGAAGCAGCGGCTGAACGTCACCAACCTGCTCGGCTGGCTCGGGCAGCAGCTCGGTGAAGGCCGCATGATCCTGTCCTACCGCGCCAACGACACCGACCCGATCCGATTCGAGGCAGACGCCCCGACGATCCAGGCCGCGCTCGAGGAACTCCCCCAGCTCGGCAAGGGCAACATCGTGGTCACGAAGGTCACCGGAGGTGTGGGCACCAACTTCGACATCGAGTACACCGGCCTCCTGGCCGCTCGGGACGTCGACCTGATCACCGTCCACGCGTACAAGCAGGACGCCAACGACTTCTTCGGCGGCGGTCTCACCGGAAACCTGCTGACCCGCTTCGACACCCGGACGATCCAGAACGGTCGCCGCTCCGTCCTCGACGGTCGGATGATGGACACGCTGACCCAGAAGGTGATGCAGTTCTTCGAGATGTTCGACAACAAGCTCCCGATCGAGCTTGAGTTCGACATCAAGAGCAACACGGAGTTCACCATCATCTGCCGGTCGCTCAAGGGTTACACCGAGGTGGACCTGGTCACGTTCGACGTGCTCTTCAACGGCGGGATGCTCAAGCAGTTCTTCGAGAACCAGACGCTCCTGGCCGGCGCGGTGGAGTCGGTGGCGGTCGACCAGTACTGGAACCACCGGTACACCGTGGAGTTCATCAACAAGGCGGGCAACCGACCGCACCCGCTGCTCGTCGGCAACGCATCGGCGCTCACCAACGACATCACCGCTACCCCGGTCACTCCGGAGATCCGCACTGAGTACATCGACCTCGGTCGACGTGCAACGACCCTGTGGGACTTCGACATCGAGGGTTCTCGAGCCACTCTCAAGGTAGAGAGCGAAGAGGTCGACACCATCGGCAACCGCACGCCGTGGCAGCTCGTCTTCCTCCCGGAAGGTGAGCCACGCGGAGGCTTCCCGGTCACCCGAGGGAATGTGACGGTGCAGCAGTGAGACTGAAAGGCATTCCCCCGCAGGGTGTTCCAGCCGTCTCCTACGTCGGCAAGCCCGAAGGTACCGTCGTCGGCACGCTGGAGAAGCCTCTCGACCGCGTGCTCCCAGTGGCTGGTCCCGTCGGCCCGCGAGGTCCACAAGGACCGCAAGGTCCGATCGGCCCCCAAGGAGCACAAGGCATCCAGGGTGTTCGCGGAGATACCGGCCCGCAGGGGCCGACCGGTCTCACCGGACCCCAAGGACAGACAGGACCCACCGGGCCGCAAGGCCCCAAGGGAGACACTGGAGCCACCGGAGCTACCGGAGCCAAGGGTGATAAGGGCGACACTGGCCCCCAGGGCGTGCAGGGCCTCCAAGGCCCGAAGGGTGATGTCGGTCCGACCGGCGCTACCGGACCGAAAGGTGACCAAGGCCCCCAGGGTATTCAGGGGCCGAAGGGTGACCAGGGTCCACAAGGTGTTCGCGGTCTGCAGGGTATCCAAGGTGAGGCGGGCCTCAGCCTCGACATCGAGGGTACGGTGGCCACCTACGCCAACCTGCCATCCAACGCGCTACCCGGCCAGGCGTTCATCGTCCAGGCCGACGGCAAGCTCTACTTCCGTGATGCAACCAGCTTCCCAGCCAACGGCATGGGTGTCCCGTTCGTCGGACCTCAGGGTCCGCAAGGCATCCAAGGTCCGCAAGGCGTTAAGGGTGACACCGGTCCTCAAGGTGCCAAGGGCGACAAGGGGGACACGGGTGCTCAAGGGCCGCAGGGCCTGAAGGGCGACACCGGACCCCAAGGGACACAAGGCATTCAGGGTCCGAAAGGTGACCCAGGAGCTACAGGTGCAACCGGACCAAAGGGCGATACCGGCCTACAAGGACCGAAGGGTGACACGGGATCCCAAGGGCCACAAGGCGTTAAGGGTGATACCGGAGCTACCGGCCCTCAGGGGCCGAAGGGTGACCAAGGACCCCAAGGCCCGCAGGGGCCGGCCGGATCCGTCGGGCAAGCTGCGGAAGCGTTCGTAGCCACTGAAGAGGGCTTGACCTCGACCTCCTACGCAGACCTTGGCACCACCACAGACTCAGTGTCTGTGACGGTAGGCGCAAGCGGATCGGTCATGGTCAGCCTGTACAGCCACATCTTCGGATCTGGCAACGGGTACGCAGGCTTCGTGAGCTTCGCGATGTCCGGAGCCAACTCCAAGGCTGCAGACGACTCATACGCGATCATGCAGCGTCCGGAGATCACCGGAGGCTCACTGCTCGGCGCTGTAGGTGCGACGTTCCTGCTGACCGGGTTGAACCCTGGCACAACGACATTCAAGATGAAGTACCGGACCTACAACGTCGGCTCCCGGTTCCTGAACCGCCGCATTTCCGTTGTGGCGCTGTAAGACAATCGGGCGGCTCCTGCCTTCTGGGAGGAGCCCCCGCAAGCGTTCGTAGCTCAATTGGTAGAGCAGCGGTCTCCAAAGCCGCCGGTTCCAGGTTCGACTCCTGGCGAGCGTGCATCCACCCAGTTCTCTTGTAGGGCTGGGTCTTTCCCCGTTAGTCCAACTGGCAGGACGCTCGGCTCTGGACCGAGAGGTTGAGGTTCGAATCCTTGATGGGGAACCACCTTGACACCCAACGAAAGGAATGCCCATGACCACGCTGCAAGGCAAGCTGCTCGCGCTCGCTCTGAAGTTCGCCGTCAGCTACCTCCGCAAGCACCCTGAGCTGCTGGACGAGGTGTCGAAGCACATCCCCGGCAAGGTCGATGACCTGGCTCTGAAGGTGCTCGCCAAGCTCCTGGGGGTCTGATGGCCCGCCCCGACTCCGAGAACGGCTGGCGGCCACCGTGGGTCGGACAGGACATGCTCCAGTGGTCGGAAATCCCTGGGGCACCTGGCGTTTCGATGCAGTTCCTCAAGGGCTGGCCGCTCGCGGTCATGCGCGCCTTCGCAGCGGACTACCACGCCTACATCGAGCCGCTGTACAACGCTGACTGCTGCTGCTACACCCCGACGAACTCTGTCTCCACGTCGAACCACCTCAACGGTACGGCGATGGACCTCCGGTGGAACACCCACCCGTTCCGCAAGCGCGGCACGTTCACTCCCGCCCAGATGGCAACTCTCCGCGAGCTTCTCGCGTTCTATGAGGAGATCATCTACTGGGGCGGCGACTGGACCGACCCGATCGATGAGATGCACTTCCAGATGGGCTACGGCACCTGGAACAACCCGCGTGTCGGAGACTTCATCCTCCGCAAGATCCGGCCCGACGGCTTCTCGACGTTCAGGCGCGGTGACACGCCGACGCCGGCCGGTACCGATCCGGTCTGGGTGCTCTCGAAGGCCACCGGCCTCTCGATGGCTCGCGCCAAGGAGATCCTGCCAGCCGTCAGCGCTGGCCTGAAGCAGGCTGACTGCACCAACGCCCCTCGCATCGCGATGTGGCTGGCCCAGATCGGCCACGAGTCAGGTGGGTTCGTCTACACCGAGGAGATCGCCAAGAACGGGCGCTACGCGCCGTACATCGGTCGGACGTGGATCCAGATCACCTGGGACTACAACTACCGGGCGTTCTCGAAGTGGTGCTACGACCGAGGGCTGGTGCCGACTCCGGACTACTTCGTCGTGAACTACCGCGCTCTGGCCGACCTCGAGTGGGCTGGCGTCGGAGCGGCTTGGTACTGGACGGTGTCCCGCCCGCAGATCAACGCAATGTCGGACGCACGCGACCTCAACGGGGTCACGTACGCCATCAACGGCGGCTACAACGGCCTGTCCGACAGGCAGACCCGATACAACCTCGCGAACACGATGGGCGACCTGCTCTTGGTGCTCATCTCACAGGAAGACGACGACGAATTGGCTGATCCAGAGATCCAGAAGATGATCCGGGAGCTGCACGCCTGCTGGTTCAACAAGACCCCATCGACCAGCGACCTGGCCACGCCCGGAGAGGGCGCGATCTGGATGCTGCACCAGAAGGTACACAACCTCGACGGCATGCTCCACCCGATCCACGCTGAACGGCGTGCTCGCGCAGGCGATCTCGGTGAGCTGCACCGAATCGTGCTGGCCGCTCGCGGCCTGGGCGTGAAGACCGACCCGGTCACAGTCCGGGTCTATCAGAACATCGTCGCCTCCATCGAGCGTGACGACAAGGCCCTACTCGAGGCGTACATCGCCGCCTACCCACCGAACGGAACCAGATGAAGTACTCCATCCCCACCATCGCCAAGGCCGTAATGGCCGTCATCACAGCCACTCTCGGAGCCGCCGCACTGGCCGCTCACGGTCCGGACCTCTCGGTTCTGACCTTCGGTGAGTGGATGGGTGCCCTCGGTGCCGGTCTGACCTCCGGAGGCGTTGTCTTCGGAACTCCCAACCGGGACAGCAAGTCTGCCGCTGAGCGGGTCGCTCAGGGCGTTCAGGACGCGCTCGTCAAGCAGGCGCAGAGCAACAGCGACGTTGAGCAGATCCGACAGGTGATCGCCGGGGCGGTCGGCAACGTGCCGGTCTTCGGCCCGCTGGCCAGCCAGATCCTCAACCAGTTCCCGACGGCGTACAGCCAGGCGGCGGTCAACCAAGACCCCTACCTAGCTCCCTACGACCGATGACCTAGAAAGGAGGCGGGGTGAGCCTCAACAACCACCATCCGGAGCTTGCCCCGTCTCCCCCTCACATCATCGGGCCGTCTTGGCAGAAGACGGCTGATGGCAACTGGCACCTCCCCGAGAAGACTCTCGGGTGGGGTGTCCTCGCCTGGATGTCGGAGTACGTCAATACTCCTGGCGGGCACGATGATCCGGCGCGGCTGCGCCTGCTGATCGAACTGTCCGAGGCCGGTGTCCCGGTCAACGAGAACATGTTCCTCCCCACCGACGAGCAGGTACGGCTGGTCCTCTGGTGGTACGCCGTAGATGACAACGGCCAGTACATCTACCGCGAAGGCGTCATCCGACGCATGAAGGGTTGGGGCAAGGACCCCTTCACCGCCGCGATTTGCCTCGCGGAACTCTGTGGCCCAGTAGCCTTCTCACACTTCGACGCCGACGGCACTCCGGTCGGCAAGCGCCGCAACTCCCCGTGGATCACGGTGGCGGCGGTCAGCCAGGACCAGACGAAGAACACCTTCTCGCTGTTCCCGTCGATGATCTCGGCCAAGCTCAAGTCCGACTACAACCTCGACATCAACCGCTTCATCATCTACAGCGACGGCGGCGCAGGACGCATAGAAGCAGCGACCTCAAGCCCCGCGTCGATGGAGGGTAACCGCCCGACGTTCGTCGTTCAGAACGAGACGCAGTGGTGGGGCGAGGGTCCGGACGGCAAGGTCAACGACGGCCACGCGATGGCAGACGTCATCGAAGGCAACATGACCAAGGTCGACGGCGCTCGCACGCTGTCGATTTGCAACGCCCACATCCCCGGCAAGGACACGGTAGCCGAGCTGTCGTATCGGGCCTGGGAGGACATCGCTTCCGGCGAGATCCTCGACGTCGGCCTGATGTACGACGCGCTGGAGGCCCCAGCAGACACTCCGATCGGCCAGCCCGAGATCCCGTTCTGGAAGGACGATCCCGAAGGCTATGCGGCCGGCGTGGAGCGTCTACGGCAGGGCCTGCTGATCGCCCGAGGCGACTCAACGTGGCTGCCGATCGAGGACATCCTCAAGTCGATCCTGAACCCGAAGAACTCCCCCACGGAGTCTCGGCGCAAGTTCCTAAACCAGGTCGACGCTGCGGAAGACGCGTGGATCTCACCGAGAGAGTGGGACCGGCTCGCGCTCACCGATCCGGTGTTCGCACTACAGCCCCGGCAGAAGATCACGCTCGGGTTCGACGGCTCGAAATCCAACGACTGGACCGCCCTGGTGGCGTGCCGGGTCGATGACGGGATGCTGTTCGTCCTCAACGTCTGGGATCCCGAGAAGTACGGCGGCGAAGTACCTCGAGAGGCCGTGGACGCCACGGTGCGCTCCGCGTTCCAGCGATACGACGTGGTCGCGTTCCGGGCCGATGTCAAGGAGTTCGAAGCCTACGTCGACCAGTGGGGCCGCGACTTCAAGAAGCGGATCAAGGTCAACGCCTCCCCCGGCAATCCGATCGCATTCGACATGCGCGGCCAGACAAAGCGATTCGCGTTCGACTGCGAACGCTTCCTCGACGCTGTGCTCGAGCGAGAGGTCTTCCACAACAACAACGGTGTTCTGCGCCAGCACATCTTGCACGCACACCGCCATCCGACAATCTACGACGCCATCTCGATTCGCAAGGCCACGAAGGACTCCAGCAAGAAGATCGACGCTGCGGTCTGCGCGGTCCTCGCGTTCGGGGCGAGACAGGACTACCTGATGAGTAAGAAGGCCCGCAGTGGCCGGGTGGTGGCCGTCCGATGACAGCCCCGCTGCCCGGACAGGAAGAGGTCGTCAATCCCGAAGATGCCCGAGACGAGATGATCTCGGCCTTCGAGGACCACGCCAAGGACCTCAAGACCAACACCAGCTACTACGAAGCAGAGCGCCGGCCCGAGGCCATCGGCGTCACGGTCCCGCGTGAGATGCAGTCGCTGCTCGCCCACGTTGGCTACCCGCGCCTGTACGTCGACTCCATCGCGGAGCGGCAGTCGGTCGAGGGGTTCCGCATCGGCGGCGCTGACGAGGCCGACGAGGAGCTGTGGGACTGGTGGCAAGCCAACAACCTCGACATCGAGGCCCCACTTGGCTACACCGACGCCTACGTCCACGGACGCTCGTACATCACGCTGTCCATGCCAGACCCGCAGATCGACCTCGGATGGGATCCCAAGATCCCGCTCATCCGGATCGAGCCTCCGACACGCATGTACGCCAAGATCGATCCCCGCGTGGGCAAGGTCTCCCAGGCCATTCGAGTCGCTTACGACGAGGAGGGCAATGAGATCCAGGCAGCCACGCTCTACACCCTGAACGACACCTTCGGGTGGTTCAAGGCCGACAACGAGTGGCAGCCCTGGTTCCAGGTCACCCACGGTCTACAGGCCGTCCCGGTGGTACCCCTGCCGAACCGGACCCGGCTCTCGGATCTGTACGGCACCAGCGAGATCACCCCGGAGCTTCGGTCGATGACCGACGCAGCCGGTCGGATCCTGATGCTGATGCAGGCGACCGCCGAGCTGATGGGTGTTCCGCAGCGGCTGATCTTCGGTGTGAAGCCTGAAGAGATCGGCGTGGACCCGATCACCGGCCAGACCCTGTTCGACGCCTACATCGCCCGCATCCTCGCGTTCGAGGACGGCGACGGCAAGATCCAGCAGTTCTCGGCTGCCGAGCTGGCGAACTTCACGCTGGCCCTCGATTCGATCGCCAAGCAGGTCGCCTCGTACACAGGGCTTCCCCCGCAGTACCTCAGCACCTCCTCGGAGAATCCTCCCTCTGCCGACGCCATCCGGGCGACGGAGAACCGGCTCATCAAGAAGGTCGAGCGGAAGAACATGATCTTCGGCGGCGCTCTGGAAGAGGCAATGCGCCTGGCGTACAGGATGGTTCACGGCGGTGAGGTTCCCCCGGACATGCTCCGCATGGAGACGGTCTGGCGCGACCCGTCGACTCCGACGTACGCGGCCAAGGCCGACGCAGCGGCCAAGCTCTACGGCAACGGCCAGGGAGTCATCCCGCGTGAGCGGGCTCGAATCGACATGGGCTACTCCCCCAAGGAGCGCGAAGAGATGCGCGTCTGGGACGAGCAGGAAGCGGCTATGGGCCTGGGCCTCATGGGCACCATGTACTCCGAGGACGGCGGCGATACCGGCGTCCAGGGCAAGACAGGACCCAACGGTCTGGAAGCCAAACCGGTTGACGCCAAGGTCGTTTCGAAGGACGACAAGGAGACCGCGTGAACCCTGAGCAGTATCAGACGGCGCAGGCCGGGATCACTGCAGGGCTAGCTAGCTACGTTCGGAAGTTTGCAGGACTCTTCACCGGGCCGGCCCTCTCCCCAGGAGAGTGGTTGAGCCTCTTGCAGATTCTGTTCCCCGAGGTCCAGCGGCGGTATGCGGAAGCTGCCGCCCTGGGCCGGGACTTCTACGACTTCCAGCGCGAACAGCACCACCCCGGACTTCCCAGGAACGAGAGGTTCCTGAGCGAGCTGGAGTGGAAGTGGTTCGTCAGGAACATGGAGCCAGCACGAAAGGGTATGTCGCAGGCCGACTCTCCCCAGAGTGCTGTAACCCGGACAGTCCTGACAACGGTTCGCGAAGTGGAAATGGCAGGACGCCGACAGATCATCGGCGCTGTCAAGAATGACCCAGCCCCACAGATCGTGCAGGGCTGGGCGAGGGTGGCTACTGGTCGCGAAACATGCGCCTGGTGCCTGATGCTCATCTCTCGCGGCCCGGAGTACACCCAGGCCAGCACCGCAGGGATAGCTCTCGATGACGAGACCGTGCTCGACCTCTACCGAGAGGCGAACTTCGATCTCGAGAAGTTCCGCGCAGAGACCGAGGAGTACATCGAGGAGTGGCACGCAGGGTGCGACTGCCTCGCGTTCCCGGTCTTCGACGTGGCGAACTGGCCTGGCAAGGCCGCGCAGGAAAGAGCCGAACAGCTCTGGATCGATGCCACCAAGGAAGCCCGGAAGCTCATCGCTTCGGGCGAGGCCCGCTCCAACAACCTGAACAAGGAGACGCAGAACGCGCTCCGTCGCCGCCTAGCTCGCGGCGAGATCTCCATCCCATCCTACGCCTACGCGGCGTAATCCATTGAACCCCAGGCGGGTTCATAACCATGCCCAGGAGGCAAAACTAATGTCCGAAGCCGCAGCAGAAACTCCCGCAGGCACCCCGGCCCCGGAGGCCACCGACAAGCCGCTGGAGCCGACGCCCAAGGTCTACGACGAGGCGTACGTCAAGGAGCTTCGCCAGGAAGCCGCCAAGCACCGCACCGACAAGAACGCTGCGGTCGAGGCAGCCGTGAAGGCAGCCAACGAGGCTCACGCGGCCGAGCTGGCAGCACGCGACGTCGCCTACACCGAACTGCAGAACGAGCTGGGCAACGCGTGGATCGAGCTGGAGAAGCTCCAGACCGCTCTCTCGCTGAAGGTCCCCAGCGACAAGGTTCTCGCGTTCACCTCCATCCTCAAGGGCGAAGACAAGGACTCGATCACTGAGTCCGCGAAGTCTGCCTTCGAGCTGGCCGGTGGATTCAAGACCACCAGTCCTGCATTCGACCCATCCCAGGGCAAGGGTGGCAAGCCGCCTCTCGCGCTCAACGGCGACGGGATTCTCAACGCGATGATGGAACTCATCAACAAGTAATCCCTTCTCCCGCAAGTAATTTCACTCCTAACAGAAAGGGCCAACAATGGCCGCAGGCAAGGACTTCGAGGTCGACCACTCTCAGATCGCCCAGACCGGCGACACCATGTTCAAGGGCTACCTCGAGCCCGAGATGGCGAAGGACTACTTCGCCGAGGCTGAGAAGCGCTCGATCGTTCAGCAGTTCGCTCAGCAGGTGCCGATGGGCACCACGGGTCAGAAGATCCCCCACTGGACCGGCGACGTGACCGCTGAGTGGATCGGTGAAGGCGACATGAAGCCGATCACCAAGGGCGACATGACTTCCCAGACCATCGCTCCCCACAAGATCGCGACGATCTTCGTGGCGTCTGCGGAAACCGTCCGTGCGAACCCCGCCAACTACCTGGGCACCATGCGTACCAAGGTGGGCACCGCGTTCGCGACCAAGTTCGACGCCGCCGCCATCAGCGGTGCGGGCAGCCCGTTCCCGACCTTCATCAACCAGACGACCAAGGCCGTCTCGCTGGTGGACAAGGGCACTGCCAACGACCAGACCGTGTACGACGCGGTGGCCGTCCGGGGCCTGCAGCTCCTGGTGGACGACGACAAGAAGTGGACCCACACGCTTCTGGACGACAAGGTCGAGCCGATCCTCAACGGCGCGAAGGACCAGAACGGTCGTCCGCTGTTCATCGAGTCGACCTACGGCGAAGCGGCCAGCCCGTTCCGCAGCGGTCGTATCGTGTCGCGCCCGACCATCCTGAGCGACCACGTCGCGATCGATGTTCCGGGTGGCGCTGGCACCGAAGACGACTACCGCATCCTGGGCTTCCAGGGCGACTTCTCCCAGATCATCTGGGGCCAGGTCGGCGGTCTGTCCTTCGACGTCACCGACCAGGCGACCCTGAACCTGGGTACGCCGACGCAGCCGAACTTCGTGTCGCTGTGGCAGCACAACCTCGTCGCAGTCCGTGTCGAGGCTGAGTACGGCCTGCATGTGAACGACCCCCAGGCGTTCGTTCGCCTGACCGACCAGGTCCCCGCCTGATCGGAACTTGACACCCAACGGAGGGGGCCGGCCTAAAACCGGCCCTCTCTGGGGTGTCCCCCACTAAGGAGCCACCCATGTCCTACGCAACATCGAACGACGTTGTGGTCCTGTGGGCCAAGGAGCCTGAGCCCGAAGTGATGGCCCTGATCGAGCGACGACTCGAGCAGGTAGAGCGCATGATCAAGAGGCGCATTCCGGACCTGGCCACCAAGGTCGAAGAGTCCGAGACGTTCAAGGCCGATCTGATCGACATCGAAGCTGATGCTGTTCTGCGCCTTGTGCGTAACCCCGAGGGCTACATGTCGGAGACCGACGGCTCGTACATGTACCAGCTCCGGACGGACCTCGCCAGCGGCAAGCTGGAGATCCTGGCCGAAGAGTGGCAGATCCTCGGAGTCAACCGGCTGTCCCGAATGTCGGTGATTGCCCCCGAGATTGTGCTGCCGACATGAGCGCCAGCGATGCTTTCCGCGCCCCCATCGTCTACCCTCCCGGCTTCATCGTGGCGGTTCGACCCGACGAGGTCGACCGCTCGCTATGCGACCACGAGCTTGGCATCTGCTACTGCGTCCACGACTGGCGCATCCACTGGGGCAACCTGCCTCGCGTCTCGAAGCCGCGAGCCCGGACCGTTACGGACAGCCCATGAGCCTCCTCGATACCGGTGCGCGGTACCAGAAGGTCACCGTCTACCCAGAAGAGCTGACCGTCGACTCCGACGGCAACAAGTTCACCCGACCGTCCAAGACAGGCATCCCGGCGCTGGCCCGGATGCAGGTAGCCAACCAGTCCGGAACGTCAGCCCGACGGGCCGAGCAGGACAACGAGGGCTTCGAGTCCGAGAAGGTCTACCGCATGCGCTTCCCGCGCTCGTTCACCAAGGCTCACGGGATCCTCGGAGCACAGAGCCAGGTCGAGTGGAACGGGCAGCGGTGGTCAGTCTTCGGTGACGCCACGGTCTACGACGCCTCACCGGCTACGGCTCGCGTCGACTACACCATCAAGAGGTTCTGATGGCCAAGGTTTATGCCATCGCCAACGAGGCCGCAGCGCGGCACGTCGACACCAAACGTGGTGTGCGACGGGTTAATCGGGATGTGTCAGGTCGAGCCAGGTCGTTCCTGGCGCAGGCCAACAAGACGACTCGCGTCACGCCGAAGGGCTACTTCCCTGCCGAGATCGAGTCGACTGAGCACGACGTGGACTGCTTCACAACGCTGCACGCTCCCAACGCGATGGCGCTGGAGTTCGGCCACGATCCTTCCGGCTGGTTCGCAGGAACCGACACGAAACCCCCTGACCCCGAATACATCCTGACCCGAGCCGCCTACGGCGGTCACACCATGTAGGAGAGCTTATGGCGAGTCTGCCCCGCGTACAGAAGGTGGTGGCACACATCCTCAGGAGCGATCCTCGACTGGCCGGTGTGGAGGTCACGACCTGGGTACCGGACATCGATTACCGGGACTTCCCGATGATCAACATCCGTCGCATCGGCGGCGTCCGGAACCCGAAAGCACCGAAGCTCCACGTAAAGCCGGTGATCGAGATGTCGGCCTACACCGACTTCGGCGACGGCTCAGAGGGTCTCATCACCTGTGAGGAGCTGTACGAGACAGCTCTCGACGTCTTGTACGACGCGGTAGGGGACCAAATCACCACTCCCGCAGGGTATCTGACGTCCATTTTCGAAACGATGGGCGCAACGCAGTTCAGCTCCCTCTATTCCGACTCCTGGCGTGTCCAGGGGCTGATCCGGCTCGGCGTGCGCCGGCCGCGAACCACATCCTGACGAAAGGCAACCTAAATGGCCGAAAACGACGATGCAGTTTTGACCGCTGCGGTCGGCTACGTGTACGTCGCCCCCGTGGGCACCGCTGCACCGACCCCGGCTCAGCTCAAGACGATCAACCTGAAGGACCCGAGCACCTGGACCGGCGCGACCGGCTGGGCGAGCGTCGGCCACACCAGCCGAGGCACCCTGCCTGAGTTCGGCTTCGAGGGCGGCGATACCGAGATGAAGGGCTCGTGGCAGAAGAAGAAGCTGCGCGAGATCGCCACCGACGATCCGATCGACTTCCTGACGATCGTGCTGCACCAGTTCGATGAGGACGCGCTGTCGCTGTACTACGGCCCCAACGCCTCCGAGACCCCCGGTGTGTTCGGTGTGAAGACCGGCCAGGTCAACGAGAAGGCTGTCTTCGTCGTCATCGAAGACGAGGATCTGCGCCTGGGCCATCACGCCCACAAGTCCAGCGTGAAGCGCGACGACTCGATCGAACTGCCGATCGATGACCTCGCTGCGCTGCCGGTGCGATTCACCTACCTGGATCACGAGGACGAGCTTCCGTTCTCGTGGATCAACGAGGATCTGTTCAACGTCCCGGACGCTGGCTGATCACTACTTGACACCCAACGGGTGTCTACCCCGGAGGGGGAGGTTTCCTTGGCGGGCCTGCCTCCCCCTCCTGCCCGCCATCTAGCCCGCCCACATACGAAAGGTTCGCCATGACAAACACTGTCGATCTCGACGCCATCCGCGCCGAGGCACGCAAGAAGTACCAGCCGGTCGTGATCGCTCTCGGAGACGATGTCACCGCCGAGCTGAAGCCCGTACTCCGGATGCCGAAGAAGGACCGTGAAGCGGTTCTGGCTGCCATCCGCGAGATCTCGGACCTGGATGACCTGAACGAGGATGACGAGGACGACGACGAGCTGATCGATGAGTACGCCAACGAGGCGTGCAGCATCATCGCCAGGGCTCTCCGCTTGATCTGCACGTCGCCGCGACGGCTCCTGTCCGAGCTGGACAAGGAAGAGGATCCCCGGATCCGCGCTGAGCTGTACACCACGGTTCTGCAGGTCTGGGCACGGGAGACGCAACTGGGGGAAGCCGCGTCCTCGCCGGCCTGATCGACAAGTTCGGCGGGGCGATTCTCGCGGATCTGCTCCAGTACTACCGGGTCGACCTGCGGGACTTGTTCCTAGATGAAGATCCGCTCTCGCCGAGGTTCGTCCTGGCCCTGGTCGTATGTCTTCCCAAGGAGGGCGCGTTCTACGCGGCCCGACGCGGTGGCATGCAGTACCGGGGCTGGGATGAGCGCCTTTACGCGCTAGCGGAGCTTGTCGACGCGCAGAAGGCAGGCAACCACCTGTTCCTGCTCGCTAACCGAGACCCGGCCAAGTCAAAGCCCAAGCTGCCCAAGCCATTCCCACGTCCAGATGATCTAGAACCGCAAGCCGCCGAGCCCAAACCGGGTTCGTTCGCGGCGATGGTGGTGGCCGCTAAGCGGGCCGCCCGTATGAAGAGGGAGCAGATGAATGGCTAGAAAGGCCGGTATGGCGACCGGCGTGGAGGTCGCACGGATCTCCGTGAAGGTGTCTCCGGACTCCAAGAAGTTCCGGTCGGAGCTGGCCAGAGACCTTGAGGCGATTGAGAACTCGCTGAAAGTGACGATCGACGTCGAGCCGAACCTGGGCAACTTCCGGGAGGAAGTCAAGGCCAAGACGGCAGGCATGAAGACGAAGGTGAAGGTCGACGCTGATGTCGACCGGAACTTCCTCTCGGGCTTCGCCGACAAGCTCGCGAACATGAAGGGGCCGAGCTTCGGCTCGGGCATCAACCCGGCTGGTTACGCGGTGATCGCGGCTGGCGTGCTCGCCACGCTGACCCCGCTGATCGGAATCGTGTCGACGGCGCTGATGGCGCTGCCCGGTCTACTGGCCGCTGTGCTCGCACCGATCGGCGCAATCACGTTGGGGCTGGACGGGATCAAGAAGGCCGCAGAGGTCTTGAAGGGTCCGTTCGATCAGCTCAAGGGCGTGATGTCGGACGTGAACCAGAAGGCGTTCACCCCGGTCTTCGAGCAACTGAGCAAGGTATTCCCCGCTCTCGAGCGGTCGCTGCCCTCGGTGTCCAACGGTCTGGCCAACGTGGCCAAGTCGGTGGTCGACACGATCACCTCCAGCGCTGGCATGGCCAAGCTCGAGGGCTCGATCCAGAACATCGGCTCCGCGATCAGCAACGCAGCTCCGGGCATCGGGAAGTTCACCGACGGCCTGCTGGGCCTGGTGCAGTCCTTCACCGGCAAGCCGCTGCAGGGAATTGTGGACTGGTTCAACAAGGTTGGCGATTCGTTCTCGGCGTGGGTCGAGAAGATGACTCGACCGAGCTGGTTCACCGGCAAGACCCCACTCGAGGAAGCGTTCAGCGGACTCGGGGACACGCTCAAGATCGTGCTCGACGCGCTGGTCGACATCGGCAAGCAGGGCATCGACTTCCTGAGCGACCCGCAGAAGATCCAGAACTTCAAGGACGACCTGCAGGGCATCGCAAACCTGTTGCGGGACATCGTAGATCTCTCCGACAAGTTCAGCTCCATCAAGGTGCCTGAGTGGGCAAACATCAACCCGCTGAAGTCCAAGGAGGACCGCGAGGCAGGCAAGAAGCAGGACCCGTGGTTCGACGGCAAGATCGGCAAGGGGCTCGACTCGTTCGAGACCTGGCTGGACAACGCGTTCAACGTGAACTACGTCCGCGACAAGTTCGACAGCCTGTTCGCCGACAAGAAGTTCCTCGGTGACGGGCCAGACTTCTCTGGCTGGGCCGAGAAGATGCAGGCCCCGTTCGTCACGGCGTCCACCTTCATCCGCGACAAGTTCAACGAGGCTGTCGCGAGTGTTGAGGGTGTTCTGTCGGGAATCGGTGAGCGCGTCCAGGCGACGTTCTCGACCATCTTCTCCACGATCCAGAATCCGGGGCAGATGCTCGTCAACGCGTTCAGCTCGATCGTCCCCACGATCGCGGGAGTCTTCTCTCAGATCAGCGGTATCGCTCAGGGCACCTGGAACGGCATCGTGGCCGCTGCCCAAGGTGCCTGGAACGGAGTCACCAACGCGGTGCAGTCCGCGTGGGAGGGCATCAAGGGTGCCGTCTCAGCGGGCGTAGAAGCCGTCATCGGCTTCGTCTCGGGTATGGGTGGCCGAATCGTAGGTGCGATCACGAGCATCGACCTGAGCGGCGCTGGACAGGCGCTGATGAACGGTCTGCTCGGCGGCATCAAGGCTGGCGCTCAGAAGGTCTACGACTTCGTCTCTGGCATCGCTGCCAAGATCGCGGCCCTGAAGGGTCCGCTCCCGTACGACAAGGTCGTCTTGATCCCGAACGGTGAAGCCCTGATGCAGGGTCTGCACACCGGCATGAGCAACGGCCTACAGGACGTGCTCTCGCTGGCGAAGGACGTTGCGGGGCAGATCAAGCAGGCGATGGAAGCTGGCACCGACGGCTCGGGGATGTTCGACAACCTCAAGTCTGACGATCTGAAGCAGATGCTGGCAGCTCTCGAGGAGGAGAAGAAGCGACTCAAGGTTGAGTACAACGCCGTCCCCAAGGACGACAAGGCCGGCCGCGAGGCGCTCCGGAACCAGCTCGATCAGCTCCAGGCGCAGAAGGATCTGCTGAGCTACCAGAACGACCGCATCAAGAACGAGCAGAAGTTCGGCGACGTCGCTGATGACGATCCGCTCGTGAAGGCTGCGTCCGGTCTGATGAAGACGCCTGTCGACTTCGCGAAAGCGACTGGCAAGCAGTTCCTTTCGGATCTGGGCATCTCAGGCAACGGCGTCATCTCGAAGGCGATCACCGAGGGCATCCAGTACATCTTCCAGATCGGTTCTGTCGATGAGGCGATGTCCATCAAGGACCGCACTGAGTCGAAGAACGCGCTCTCAATCGTCGGTCGATGACTTGACACCCAACAGGAGGTAAGCAATTGATCACCGACACCATCGTGGAACTCGAGGGTGTCAACGGTGAGCGTTTCAATCTGACGACCGGTGACCAGGGAGTGTTCCTGGCCACAGACGTGGAGGGTTGTTTCTACGACCCTCCCGTCAAGGTCGTGATTGAGGAGCCGGGGAACTACCCCGGTGCTCGCTACTTGAACCACCGAATCCTGAAGCGCGACATCGTCTTCGGGGTCGAGATCCTGAACGACGCGAAGTCTGGCTCGAAGAGCTGGCTCTCCCGCGACTCGGAGTGGCGCAAGGCATGGGCGTTCAACCGCGACTGCAAGCTCTACGTGACCACCCCGGATTCCGGTACTCGGTACCTGCACATCCGGCTGTTCGAATCCCCCACGGTCCAGATGAAGACCGACCCTCGTGGCAACACGATCAACCTGACCGTCATGTCGTGCATCGCGTACGACCCGTTCTGGTACGAGGACGACAAGGTCTTCTCGGCGAAGACCAAGCAGGACACCCGATTCAAGCCATCAATGATCAACATCCCCGGCCAGTGGCCGTGGGAGAAGCTCCCGCGAGAGACGCTGAAGATCAAGGTGGGGCGTGGCCAAGGAGGGCTCAACCCGACCGACCAGTACATCGCCCCGAAGTGGACTGTCCCCGGCTCCACCGAGCCGATCCCAGACTTCGACATGAACCTGCTGGGCGCGAGCATCTCTATCCCGATCCCTTGGGAGAAGGCCCCGTTCACTCAGTTCATCCTCCCGGACTACTCGTTCGAGGACCCGGAGTTCGAGAACCGACGGCTGAAGCTGCCGGGTCTGATCTACGGAGAGAACTGCGTCATCAACACCGACCGCCGCGAGGAGCAGATCAGCTCCGAGAGCGGCTCTCAGGTGTGGGCTCGGATGAACGGCGTCCGGTTCCGGAACATGATCCCGCCCTACACCGAGGAGCGTGAGTTCGAGATCACCGCGTCTGGGTGCGCCCCAGGCCAGGTGGTCACCTTGCGGCTCCCGAGGCCGTGGACGCGCTGCTGGGGGCTCGAATGAGTGGCCTGAAGTCGCTCAAGGAATCCGAGGATCTCTGGAAGAAGATCCAGGCCCGGATGGCCAAGCGCGAGCGGGACCGTCTGAAGCCGCCCGAGGCCGAGCTGTACGACGGCGACTACCGCCTCCGAGGCTTGGTGGCCGGCGAGCGGGTGCTCGAGTTCGAGTTCATCGAGAACGAGACCGGCGTTGCGACACTGCAGCTTTCGCTTGACCACTACCTGGCCAAGTGGGTGATGAACCACCGTGGCCGCGCCAAGCGCAACGTCCACATCGTCATCGAGAAGCAGGGCGCTCGCTGGAGCGGGTGCATGGACCACTATCGCGTGGTCAAGGAGAAGAACGGTGACGCTTACCTCGAGATCGTGTTCCTGCACGACTTCGAGCAAACTAAGCATATCCGCGTCTGGTGTAACCCGTTCCTCAGGCCCGAGGTGCAGTTCCCCAAGATCTGGATCATCTTCGGTCCGGCCAAATGGTGCATCCTGGTTACGCTTTTCGTCAATCTACTGAGGTTGGAGTCGAGTCTCTGGACACTCCCTGATGACCCTACGGACATCAACGAGTGGATGGGTCCGAGCTTCAACCCAGCAAACTGGCGCAACATCGTGAAGCCGTTCCCGTTCCTCGCAGACAAGTCGCCCGTCGACATGGTCTTCTCGAGGTTCGGGACGTTCTACGACACGGTCAAGAAGCAGCTCGAGGATCACCAGCTCACGCTGACGTGTCGCCGGTACCTGAAGGACCGCGACCCTCACCCGTTCGATGATCTGAAGGGCCTCTGGGGAATCCCGGAGGTCGAGGATCTTCTGCAGCTCATCCCGCTGCGCCACGGCTGTCTCGTATGGGACGTCGAGGACAACGGTGGCTGGGGCACCGAGACCGCCTTCGGCGGCTCGTGGCTGACCGGGTTCGTCCGGGCGGCGGTCAACCTGACCTCCGACGGGCAGGTCGAGGGCGTGGACGTCTTCTCGGGCGACTACAAGTACCCCGGCGAGTACTACAACCCACTGTTCCTGGGCACCAGCCCGAAGTCTCCGTGGGTCGTATTCGAGGAGGGTCCGCTCACTGGCATCACCGCATCTGAGTTCTCGTACTACGAGGCCACTGACACCAGCTTCCTGGCCGGTGGAGGCTCGGCCCCTGGAATTAACGAGGGCATCAGTGCTCTGATCAACATCGGAGGCGATCTCCTCACCTCGTACATCAACTCGGCTCTCGCGAGCCTTGGTGCGTTCGGTGGAGCTATCGACCTGCCGCCTCTGGGCGGCCTGATGGATGCGGTGCTGGAGCCGATCTACTCGGATGTCTTCGGCGCGTTCATGGAAGTGCCCACGCTGCGTGCGATGGGGATGTCACTTCCGATCGCTGGACTCGAGGACATCAAGACCAGTCTCGGTGACTTCCACTACTTCGAGGGAATGGTCGAAGGCAACATGCGTGCCTTCACGCTCTCGGCGTTTGCAGGCATCGCGGCTGAGATCCACCGCACCCGGACCAGGACGGCCCACACCCTCCAGGTCTCCGACGCAAGTCCGTACATCTTCGCACCGAATGGCTACGGCCACTGCTGGATTGGACATCGCGTCGGCACGTCGGTGCTCGGTTACCCGATCGAGCACCAGTTGTTCGTTGAGCGGATCAAGCGGCTGAAGTACCGGATCGACAAGGACGGCCCCTCGGGCTGGCAAGTCACGGTCGGCTACCGCGAGGCGCAGAGTCCCGCTCTCCACATCCTCGAAGAACTCAAGCGCTTCAACGGCGCTATGGGGCAAATCGGGCTCTACTAACACGAAAGGCACCGCCATGTCGATTCCCACACAAGAAGCTCACGACCCGAATGACCCACGGCAGCATGCCATGTGGGCTCTACGCAACCTACCGATGGTTGCGGGTACCGGAGCTATCACCCACCCTGGTTACCTGGCCGATTGGTCAGAACACCTGTGGAAGTGTGGGTTTCGGCATGTCGACGCTCTGAGGGCGCTGGCTGATGAGAACGGAAACATCCACGTCAGCCAGCTCCCTGAGCAGGAAATCAGATTTCAGCAGCCCTTCCGGGGCCAGCGTCACCACATGAATCCCGCTGCCCGATGGGTCGGTCTCGATGAGAAAGACCCTGAGCCCGTTCGCATTCCGAACATTCGGCAGCTCACTGACCAGGAGAACCAAGCGATGATCAAGCAGTATCAGGACGCCGGGTTGATCCCCGACGGTTCCGTTGGCCCGCCTTTGGGCGGCGAGGTCATCGAATGACCTACCGCTACACTCCCCCGTTCGGCATCAGGGTGCTCCAGATCGTCATCCTGTGCGAGGCGATCCTCCGAGGGATCGCGTTCATCCTGACCCCTCAGGTGACCCTAGCCACCACCGACATCGTGGCCAGCGCGCCGATCCAGGTGTGGGGCGCAGGCTTCATCACCTTCGCCGTCGTCGGCCTGTTCGGTGAGGCTCTGATGTCCGGAGTCCCGCTGAGCGCCAACGACTCCAGCGCAAGGGCGTGGCCCAGCTTCGTCGCCCACTCGGGCCTGATGATCCTCTACAGCGCCATGACCCTGGCCTATGTCGCAGCCGTCTTTGACGGCGAGCATGCCCTGTCCACTGCACCAGGAGCGATGGCGGTGTTCGCATACGTCCACTGGCTCTTCGCCCGTAGGAAGAAGTCCCATGTCACCTGAGATCTGGCAGTACCTGCCGCAGAACTGGATCGGACTCTTCGCGGTCATCATGTTCGTCCTGTACGTCGGGTCGCAGATCATCGAGAAGTTCGAGGGTCTGGCCAAGGTGCTCCCCGGCGGCAAGTGGTGGCACGACCGGCAGAAGGACAAGCGCGGCCGGCGCAAGGAACTCGTCAACGATGACAACGAGATCATTCGCGCTCTGCAGGAGCAGGTTACGTCGATCGTGCTCGAGCTGGCGACCGTCCGGGAGACGCTCCGCTCGTTCACCGCGTGGTCGGTCTACGACGCCCGCTGGCACCACCAGGCGCTCGTTCAGCACGCCGACAAGGACTGCACCATGTCGGACCACCTCGACTACTTCGCTTTCGAAACGCTCTGGAAGGCAGACCCCATCGGGGCCTCTCGTCTTCCCCTCTGAGAGGCTTAGATGACTGACTACCCAGGCGCGGCAGTAGAAGCTGCCGACGCCGACGGCGCATTCCAAATCGGCGGTGGCTCCTACAACTTCGGCCAGAAGTACAACGAGCAGATCATACGCTCGATGTTCTCGATCCCTGCACCGACCCCCGGCACCGCACTGAACCTCCTTCGGCAGCAACTAGAACGGCTGCCGTTGGACGTTCTGCGGCAGTTCCAATCACTCCTCCCGGCTCCCCCGGACGCGTGGAACTCAGTCCAAGGCGCGGTCAACGCGATCACCAACGCGCTCACCGACGTGGCGAAGTTCCTCGGCATCGACCAGTGGGACGACTGGCTCCTCAACGTATTCAACCACCTGTCAACGGAACTCAGGCAGATGATCGACATCCTCGGTGGTGCGATCGTCACGCCTATCAACGCCGCCGTCGCGGCGGTGCAGGACTGGTGGGTCAGCGTCAACGTCTACGGACAGAACCTGACCGTGCTGATCCAGAAGCTGCTGGCCAACCCGGCAGAGGTCATCGGCTCGATCCCGCAGACTCTGGTCAACGGTCTCAGCGGAGCCCTGGGCAACCTGCAGTCGATGATCAACCAGTTCGGCGACATCGTCAACGGACTCGTAGTCACGCCAATCACCCAGGCAGTGGCCAACTTCCAGAACTGGTTCCTCAACCTGATCGGCTTTCAGCGCGAGACCTCGAGCACGCAGATCAACCTGCAGAACTTCGCCATCTCGGCGGTCACCTCGACAGCGCGGAACCCCACCTGGGTCTGCCGCTACCCGATCGGTGACGTGGTCTACCCGGAGTACATGAACGCCCAGTACGAGGTGTACGGCTTCACCGACGGCCAGTCGGCCGGCACGGCGCACACCCACACGCTGAGCTTGAACAACCGTGCGTACTCCGACGCCGCAGGTTGGTCGGTGCTCCAGAACCAGTCTCGTGGCTCGTACATCACGATCTCGAACTCGACGGTCATCGACACGATGGGCATGATGCTCTGGAAAGAGGGCACTACCGCCCTCAACAACGTCTTCATGGAGCTGTTCCGGGAGAACGTAGATGGCAGCATTACTCGCCTTGTCTCCGTTGACGTTTCGTCGCTGATCACCACGAGCACGACCTATGTCGAGACGAGCATCCCCGGCCAGATCGTCCAGGCCGGTGAGCGCTACCTGATCCGTCTCCGGAACGCGTCTACCACGAACCCGATCGTCAGGTCGGTGTCCATGACGCTGACCGACGCGATGGTTCAGGGCCAGTTCTACACCAGCACGGCGGCAACTAGCGGCAAGTCCAGCTACACCGCTGCTGAGTGCTCCACTGCCCGTGGCGCTTCCATGATCTCCCCCTGGGGGCTTCTGGCTGCGAAGAACCTGCCGCTGACCGACCAGTCGTTCTCCGACGACTTCAACCGCTCCGCGATGGGCGGTCTGTGGTCGCTGATCACCGTCATCGCTGCGGGATCCGCTGGCCCGCAGAAGAACCTCGCGATCGTCAACGGGAAGTGCGTCAGCACCGGCTCGATCACCGACGGTGGGGCTCTCTTCAAGGGAACGCAGAGCGCGGTGTACGTCCGACCGACGAACGGCGATGCTCAGCGAGTCGACGGAAACGTCTACCCCGCAACCTCATCCCAGTTCCACTCCGGGCTGGCGATGCACTGCTCCCGAGACGGCTCCCAGGCCGTCGTCCTGGCCGTAGCCAACAACCGCGTGGCTATCTGGACGGGATCCCTGACTGCGGTCTCCATGACCGAGCGGAAGGCCGTAGCAGGCGGCGGTGCAGGTCTCTACTCGATGTACTACGACGCGCCTCGGAACACCTACGTGGTGCTCAAGAACGGCGAGCCGATCGGTCTCGAGTGGACTGACACTGACAACGTCGTTCAGCACGGTCGCGACTTCCGCTACGGCGGCGTGCGACACGGCAGGGAACTGGGCCTCGGCTCCGGACCCATCGACAACTGGACGCTCCGTGACTGGCAGCCTCCGATGTCCGACGAAGCTGCTGCGGCAGTAGCGTAAGAAAGTCCCCCTCTTCGGAGGGGGCTTTTTTGCGTTTAGCGGTACCGGTCCGACATCTTCCACCAGCAGTACGTCCACGCGAAGCAGAAGAGGAACAGGATGCCCGAGATCGTCGCCTGGGACTCGTAGTACGCCCAGCCGAAGAACGCCGTCGGTAGCGCCGACAGACCGGCGAGAAACAGGAACAAGGGGTTCCGGTCCTTCGGCTTCTCAGCGACCGCCTGAGAGGGCGCTGGCCCCTGCTGTGCCCCGCTGAAGTTTGGTGTCCACTGCTCGCCGTCGAACCACCTGAGCCCCGGTATGCCGTTCGGATCCGGATACCAACCCGGTTGCACCGGTCGGTCGTACATAGATCTCCCCCTGTGAGAGTGCTGTGAGCTACCCATCGTAGCTTCGATCGAAGTAGCTGCGCTCGCCCTTCCGACAGAGCAGGTACCTCAGGCCCGCGTCGAGATAGAGCTGCCTCCGCTCGCTCTCGTCGGCGGCTTTCCATGCGTCAGCTTTCGTCTGGCCGGTCTCCTCGATCGCCCACCCCGCTGCGCGGCTTGGAGTGGCCGCGAGCTGGTCGCGCTTGGCTACCTGGGCCTTCATCCTCTCCAGCCACATCCGCTCGTCCTCAGGAGTCGTCAGGAGGCCGGCGTCGGACTCCATCCTCAGCCGCTCGATGGTCGCGTTGACTTGCTCCAGCTCGGCACTGCGATCCTCCCCCGGCACGAACACCTTGCGGGTCATCGGCTCATCGCCACGGAAGTAGGTGAACTCGTGGGCAAGCTGAAAGTCCACGTCCTCGGCCTTGGCCGTCACGCCGTTGCAGTTGAGCGGAGTCCGACCACAGCGGTAGTAGCGATAGTCCTCGCCCCCGCTCCGATTCTTCGTGTGCTGCTGGGCCAGGGACGCCCCGCAGATGCCCTCGGTGACACCGCACGCTGGACAGCCGGTGCATCCGCAGAAGGCCACCCCGAGGACTGGGTTCGCGCTCCTGCTCGGGTTGCGCCGCCCGATCTTCCGGAGCTGGGCAGCCTTCTGGATCTGCGCCCAGGTGGCGTCATCGAACGTCGGCGGAGCCATCCGGATCGGATCCCCCTCGGAGTCGAGCACAGTCCTCGCGTGCTTGCCTCGCCCAGTCATCTTGAAGCCCTGTGTACGTGGAGAGGTCAGCCCGTCGATGACGACGTTGACGTTCCACGGACGAGCCTTCGGTGGTTTGCCAGCAGCCGCCCGAGCGCGGTCCATGTTGGTGAGCACACCCTGCTCGTTGAGCCACGCCGCGATGCGGATGAAGCTCCAGCCGTCCAGCAGACGGCGAGCCATCTCGTGCAGCAGCTCCTTGCCGACCTCGTCGGTAGCTAGACCCCTACCCTTACCGCTCGGATGATCGACCACCTTGAACCCGAGAGGCGGTACTCCGGAGGCCCAGCGGTCCATGCCGCGCAGTGCCCGGTGGCTGTCCTGAGCCCTCGTCTTGAAGCGGTTCAGCTCGAGCTGCGCGAAGAACGATCCGAGGTAGACGAACAGCTCGGCCATCATCTCGTCAATACCCTTCACGGCTCCTGGCCGCTTGGGTCTGTAGTCCAGCGTCAGCCCGTCGTCGGCGAACGCCACGACCTTGTGCTGCTCCTCAGCCCACCTTGCGAAGTCGACGCAGTGCCGGGTAGACCGGAAAGCGCGGTCCATCTTCGACCAGACGATCACGTCCCACTGCGCTGCGCCCTCAGGCGTCAGCCACGGCCCGAGGTCTGGCCGGTCTTCCGGACGCTTCTCGGCAGAGACACCGAGATCCTCGAAGGTCCCAACGATGTTGTAGCCCTTGGAGATTGCCCAGTTAGTCGCAGTCTCGATCTGAGCGAGATGCGAGACCTTCTGAGGCCCTTGGACTACCGAGACTCGTGCCCCGACCAGGGCTCTTGGCGCTGAACTCAT